AGGTGGGGCAGACCCTGAGCAAATCAGGGACTATCTAGGAAGTCTAGAACAGCAGGCAGAAGATATCACAAAGGGCATTGCTGATTTTGTAATGTATTCTGAAGGTGCTATTGACTGGCCTACTGCCTGGCATATGGGCGTAGTCGATCAGGTTATGGTACTACAATCTTTTAGTTCGTATATTACTGCCAAGAACGGCGGTAAAAAAGATAATGAAATGAAACAGGAAATGATACCTGATACTGCACCTCAATCACCATCAGAGGAATAAGTCTTTACTGTTATTGCCTTTTAATTGTTCCACATGGTTAACACCATCATCATGCTCGTTTATCAAATGCTCTAAGTCAAGTTGTTCTAACTGGTCTACTATAGATTCGATTTCGTCGGATAGATAACAATACTCTGAAACACAATTAATCACATTACCAGGAACTACACTTGCTTGTAATTTATACTTGGTACGATCAAACATTGGTATTTGTTCATTGTGTTTTAAATGCAGTAATGCATGGTTAATGTTTCTGTGCATTACAAGACGCATAGCATCGAGTTCTTGTGCCGCTATACCAATGAACCCTTGATGTGTATTGTGTTGCATAGCGACGTTTATAATGCGTTGTAGACCCCCTAAGTGACTGCACACTAATACTCTGTTATACAGTTGGAACCAACTTAATTTAAGTATGTAATTATCATGCTGTGGGTCTAGTAGGTCGCGGAAAGATACAGTATGCTCCGGCTTAAAATTTTTTACATTCCTGCCCAGCATATATCCAGCACCATCTTGCTTTATTATCCAATCAGCATACTCAGGTGCTTCGCTGTTTGTTTTAACTATGATTTCATCCGGGGAATCCTTGTACACCGACTCTGCTACATGTTGTGGAAACTGTTGCACAAGAAAACACATACTGCCTATCTTGGCAAACTCATGTGCAACTGTTACATCATGCTCTGCTATAGCCAATACACATTCTAGGAAGTCTTGTGGATGTCCTGATAAACCGTTGTGTTGTTTATCCAATAAAAGTTTAAACAATCCTAAGTTTCTAAAAGTCATGAGGTTGTCGATGAAACTGTTATTGTTTAAGTTATCACATGCTTCAAGAAATTCATGTTTTATGTGTAACCAATTATCTTCTACTGGTATCATGTTAATATTTATGTGTTAATGTTTATAGACACTTCGTGTCTTTGCCAACTGCAAACTTCATTCACTTCGTTCAATCAGTTTTTGTTTGCAATTTTTTTAAAAGAAGTTATCAAGTAACTTGAGCCATAATTCTCCTTATGCAAGGAGAACAATGTCAGGTGTCATCAAGTGAACCATTACCATCTCTAACTCGGGTGCTATTAGGAACCAGTGAGCCTTTTGTCCCCATACACTACCGTCTCGAATCTCACGGAAATTGTTATAACCTTGTAGAGTTTAGTTATATCAATTTGTAGGTTGCTTTTTCTCAGAGCCTACATCCTTCTAATACTGTTTGTCGTGTGTTTGTATCTTTGCCGCTATACATCTCCAGAATCTCGCACCGGGTGTTTCCATTGCCGGATTGTCAAAGAGCCCGATATTCAATGCCTCGGTTGGGGCGGGTGTATAGTCCTATTTGTGTGCCGTAATGTGAGTTAGACTTTGTGTCTGAGTGTGCCGTGTTTTTTGTGTTCTTCAGCAAATAGTTATCGTCTTATGATGTTGCTTATAACATTTTTTGAGTAATCCTAGTCATAAATATTGCTATGGAGCATTTTACGATCACCGGCATTTTGACTAAAGATCAGTGTTCTGAAATAATAAACAAATTACCAGACGAATCTCCCAACCCTGGGGGTCTTACAATGGTACCTGGTTACTGGACTGACACCAACTGGAATAACACACATAAAACATTTAATACGCACCGGTTACGATTAACACAGGAGTTAGCAGAGTATGTTAGCAGTTTGATCATGCCAGTAAGTATAGATTCAGAACCATACATAATAACAAATCATAATGTTTTCTATGCTAATTATTATAACAAAAATGACACTTGTACTAAACACAAAGATCTATCAAAGTACTCTATATGTATTCCCCTCAATGACGAGTTTGAAGGCGGGATATTTTATATTGAGGATAAGCCTGTAGAACTAAAAGCAGGGGACGGAATAGTTTTTCCAGGTGATACAGAACATGAAGTAAGCAAAGTTATTTCTGGTACTAGATGGAGTTTATGTATCTGGATTATGGAGTGAATCTTTAACGCCTTCACGTAAGATTTTTGAACCACCTACTCGAACGTTGATAATACCATTGTAGTAGTCATCACGCAATAACACTTTTCTTTCAAATTGTTCTCTTGCTTCTATATAACTAGCAACGCCTCTGCTAGGACAAAAGTATAAAATCTCTCTGGTAAATTTATCTTCACCTAGTGCTTCTACGTCTTCTTTTAGATTGTCTGAACTGCCCCAATAAGTTTGCCAATCGCTTTCTTTGAAACCACGGCGTTTATTCTTTTTGCCTTTGAGTGGTGGTTTAGTAGTTTTAAACTTTGCTAGTTTCTTACCTACATACTTTTTGTTATTTGTGTTGTTAGTAATTAGATACACGAATGCTTCGCAATCTTCGGGTAAGTTGTCTACTGCCTTTCCGTTGTATGTCCAGTTGCTCACCTAACTTTCCACATATTCCGTATCAGTGTTGTAACTAGTGAAGCCGCCTTCTTTGATTACATATAATACATCATTTACTCTACCACTGAGTTCTTCTCTGTGTGATATAAGCATGATATTTTTGTTTTGTTCTCTGCTCATTTTCTTGAGTATGCCCAATGCATTCTCTACACCAACACCGTCTAAACCACTGTCAATAAGTTCGTCAATGCATAAAAAGTTCATTGGGTGATTAAGACTTTCATATATGTCTCTGAATGCCCAACTCAAACTCAGTATTAGTCTGTTACGTTCACCTCTACTTAAATTATCAAAGTCTAAGTCTCTGCCATACTCTGTGATCTCTACACTTAGGTCACTGTTAAATTTAACATCATGTGGCAAACCAATAGCATTTAAGTAGTGTGCCAGTCTGTGATTCAAGTAAGCAATGTTTTGATCAATAATACGTCTACGGATAAAACTGTCTTTGCTTGTTAGCAGTTTATACAAGAACTCTTGGTGATCTTTTAATGCTGTGAGTTCATTTATAATATCCCAACTGACTTCTTGTATACCAGTTTGTTTCATAGATTCTATTTGTTCTATGTAAGGATTTTCTTCGTTGTTCTTGTCTTCAATACTTTGTATTAAGTTATCTACATTATTTCTATGAGTAAGGGCCTCTTCTAGTGTTCTATAGAAGGTTTTAGGGCGTTCTTGAACAGGTCCTAGCATTTCTACGCCTGTTTTTAACTCTTTTTCTTTAGTGATTAGGGTGTTGTTATATGTCCTTTCCTCTGTTATTTCGGTGTTTAAATCGGCCGTATATTCTTCATGTGTGTCTAAATGTGCTGTATCTTGTCCACAAGCAGGGCATGTACCTTCTTTTGCTTTAGCCAAATTTGCTTCTAGTGTTTGCAGTTTAGTATTACTTCTTTTAATACTGGTTTCTGTGTTAGTGATATTACTTACTAATACATTTAAATTTGCTTCGTGATCTTTTATTTCAACTAATGCATTATGCTTTGCAATTTCTTCGTCTACATCTAGTTCGTTGACTTCTTCTAGAGCATCAGCCATTTCAGATAGTTTAGATTTCTTATTGGCTTCCCAGGCCATACTGCGGCTTTCGATTTCTTTGATATTCTTTTCCATTCTAGCATTGCCATCTTTGACAGCATTGATTCGAATTTCCTCTTCCTTGATACTGTCTCTAGTATCCTTCATTCTTTCTTTGAGTGTTTCTGCTTTTTCTGACAACTCCTGTATACCAAGTAGTTGCTCAATCATGTCTCTCTGATCGTTATTTTTCATGCCTAAGAAAGGTTCAGTGTATGTGTTTAGTGCAACAATATGCTTAAACATTTCGTGAGTAAAGCCAATTATTTTTTCAATGTGTTTTTGTGTTTCTCTGCTGTCGCCTTGTTGCTCTTGATCACCTGACTCAGTACCGTTAACAAAGAAACGTAATATATTAGGACGTCTGCCTCTTTCTATACGATATTCAACACCGTTAAGTTCAAAGTCTACACTAACTATCATGCCCTTGGCATTTGTTTTGTTAATTAAGTTATCGCGACGAATGTTAGTAAGTGCTTCACCATATAATGCGTAACTGAGTGCATTAATAATAGTAGTCTTACCTGTGCCATTTCTACTACCGTCACCACCTAGGTCTAGATTGTTACCTAGTACTAGTGTTAAGTTCTTGTCGTCAAACCGCACACCTTGAACGTTGTTTCCAACACTCATGAAATTCTTTACACTGATGTTTTTTAATTTAAGCATATATTATAAATTTTGGTAAATGTCAATTAACTTTTCTGTGTTAATTGTATTACTTTCTATGGTTTGTAATTGGCTTATAACAATTTGTTCAACACTTTCAAATGATATTTCGCCGGCTTCGTATTCTTCTTCAACTTCTTTAATAGGTACAAGTTGTATTTCTCTACACTTGTATTTTTCCATAAAGTTTTCTTTTATGAATGTTGCTTCTTCATAACTGATATCAACATCTAATTTGATTCTTGCATAAGTATATGCATCTAAGTATTTTGCAGGATCATCAATTAATTCAACAAGTCCGCATGTAACATACTTAGGACACTCAGGCCAGTTTACATATACTGGTTCCTTGCCCCATTCAAGATACATGTAACCTCTATCATTGTCTTGTGCGTCTGCGTAATTGTGTGGAAATGCATTACCTATATAATGAATGTTTTCGTCATATTGTCTTTTATGAAAGTGTCCACTAAACACATATTCTGGATTACGCAACATTGATGCATTAATGCCACCGTGGTCTGGCATCTCTATCATTGCATTCATTTTAAAGAACGGTAATTCAAAATGACCAAACATATACTTGCATTGCATTTTAGCAACTCTCTTGTATTCGTTTTCTACTAACCAAGGTACAATACCAACATTGCCTTCTTCAAACAACTCGTCTATCATTACAAAGTTGTTTAAGTCTCTAGCAAACTCCATGCTGTTTAATTCACGTTTATCTCTGTAATATAAATCGTGATTACCTGTAATAAAGTATACTTTGTTAAATGCTTCGTTAAGTTTCTTAAGGTCTCTCCAACTAGCATTTAGTGTTGCTACATTAACACTTGCTCTATGATGATGCCAGTCGCCTAAAAAGAAACAGGTTTCAGCACCGCGGACTTTTGCCTCAGCAATAAACCAGTCAACAAAATTACTACAATCTTTTAAGTGTTGATGACTATTAGATTTTAGTCCGTAATGTATGTCCGTAAAGACAACTGCTTTTTCAAATAAATTGTCTGTCATACTTAGGCATCCGATTCTGAATTTTTTGCTTCTCTTAAAGCCTTAATTTCATTTTCGTGTGCTATCTGTCTGCCATAACTTGGTAAGTGCCCAGAGTCGATTAATATGTCGTCTCTGATGTTTTGATTTTTCTTTTCTATGTTTAACACTCTTGTAAAACTATTTGTAATTGCGGCTGTATAATAAGCAAATGGATTATCCGATTTTGCTTCATTGAATTGTAATCCAATCATTGCAAGTTGTAGTAATGCCTGTCCTCTCATTTCGTCAACATAAGTATAGCCTCTCCAATTAGATCTTTGACTATATCTATCTACTAACTTAAGGTACATCTTACCTAATTCGTTTGTAATGCTACCATGATCAACAGAAAACTTACCACTCTTAGGACCGCCTTTCCAGTGACTCCTAGCAACCTCTTCCCATGTACCGTTTATCAAGCCATAATGCTTAAATGGTGGAAAGTTTGCTTTTGCTTTTGTTTCTGCTTCGTTTCTAGGATTCTTTTTTCTGCCTGGCTCTAATGGAATATGCTCGTAAGTCATTTGCCTTACTACTACATCTTCGTCTGCAATATCCTCTAGAGCAACTAAAAAGTCTTTTTGTCTAGGCTTTTTATTAGCAGGTCCGTCGTAATTTTCAACTGCTTTTTTATAAGCAATATCTTTCATTTTTCCTGCTTTGTTTTGTTTTGCTTCGAGTATCACTGCATCAGTAATTTCATCTTCTAAATTAATAATAATGTCTGGATAATCGTATTGGGGTGATTTAACCCAACAAAAGGACATCTTACTGAGATGTATTTGTTTAAGTAAATCTTTGTTGTTCAAGTATTTAACTTTTGCGACCATTGTGTCTCCTTATAATTAACCTTTATTATACATTAAATTTTTCTAGTGTCAAGTATAATTATCCAATTCTGGCCAATAACGGCTAGTTTATTGATATCGATAAATACATAGTACATTAGGAGAAAGAATGGCAAATACAGATTTAGGAAGAAATAGTAATCTAGACATTGACTGGAGAGCACGACTACAGGTTATGCGAGCCAATAAAGATTCATTCTTTCCAGATAGCCTAGTAAAGACTGATATATTGAGTCCTCTCAAGCCTGACCGCGGCATTATGTTTCACTACCAGCCAAGTATTTTTATAGCCTTTAGTGCAACGTATGATACACAGCAATTTCAAGGCACAAATTATCCGTTACATACTTATATGATGAGTTCGCCTCCTACAATACCATTACAGGTGCAGTATTCAGTGACTACACAAGAAGAAGCACGATATTTACTAGCAATAATGCACTTTTTAAAAGTTACAACTAAAGCAAACTTTGGTGAAGCGGCAGTATCATCTAATAAATTTGGTGCACCGCCGCCTGTTTTAGAATTTAGTTATTTAGGCCCCCATGGATACGACAGAGTACCAGTTGTTATTAATGACGTCAACTTTATTATGGAAAATAATGTAGACTACATACCAGTACAACATAATATTATAAAAACTAACGGAAAATTTGTTAGTGCATTTAAAACACAAACAACTACAGATGGGACTACAGAAAATAATGCCGGAGAAGCCGCAGGAGTAACTTATGTACCAACAGACTTACAAATGACAATTACACTAATGGTGCAATACTCGCCTAGAAGACAGCGAAGATTATTTGACCTTGATCAAATGAAAAAAGGCGGAAATATAGGATTTATTTAATGGCAGTATATAACAAAAACAGTTTTTTAAAAGACGCACAAAATATGTCGTTTTATACAGGTTTAAATTACATGAATTTACCTGCAGTACCATCTACGGTAAGTGATCAAAAATTTTTAATTACTAAAAAATATGCCAGTAGGCCTGACTTACTTGCATTTGAAAAATTTGGTAGTCCTGAGTTATGGTGGATATTGGTACTAAGTAATCCAGAAATAATAAAAGATCCTATACAAGATTTCAAAGAAGGTACAATTATAAGATTAGTCACAGGTAGCCGAGCAAGACAGATAGCAGGTAATTAATATGGCAGAAATAAAATCAGAATATTTTGCTAATCCAAACCTATTCAAACACATACTGCCAGAAGAATTGCAAAGCAATATCCTATTTAATCCTACAGATGCATATTCTTCATACACTTATCGTTTAACTTTTAGTATGTTGCCATCTAATTTTTATACTGATGGTCTTGTGAATTTAGATTTAAAACAAGGTAACAGGATTATTATTGCACAAACAAGTGTTACTAAATTTCAAATAGATAATTTATCAATTAGTACTGTTGTACATCCATCGCCTCCTCCAACAATGAAAGGTCATAAAATGTACAATTACATAATGCATTTTGATTTAAAAGAACCATTTGGAATGTCATTTATTGATTTGCTGAATAGATCTCAATTTGAACTTAACAAAACTTTGGGCGAGAGTGACCCATTTCCTTTACAATCTATGCCGTACCTTTTGGAAATAGAATTGATCGGTCAGGAAGACAAATTAACAGAAAATGATAAATTATTTGGCGATATTAACAATGCTGAGCCTTTTTATCACACAGCAATACCCATAAGAATTATAAATTTTGATGTAAATCCAAGTCCAACAGGTTCTGAGTATAATATTCAAGCAGTTGCAATCGACGAAGTAGTTGCATCTGCGGATGCATCAGTACAAAGAGTCCCGGAGAATATCAAAATTGTATCAGGTGACAAAGGCACAGTTAACGAATTGTTTGAGAGTTTTACCAAACAAATGCAAAAACTACAAAAGACGCAGACTGGGGATATTGAATTAGAAAAACCAAAGCCAAGTATAGGTATTGAAAAAGGCATCTACATGTTAGATCCTCTTGGACTTCCTGGATTGAAAACTATATTTAAAGATATGCCTATTGATAAAGAATATTTTGATACAATGCAAAATTTAACACTCACTACCGAGGAAGATGGCAATGAAACTATAGGTAGAATTGAACAGGCCGCAGAAGCCGGTGAAGAAAAACCACCCAATGATGGCAAAAAAGCCAAAATTAAAATAGATATCAAAAAAAATACCCCAGTTGATACTGTAATGTATGGCTTAGCCTCAATGAATCACAAATATGCAAAAACCAATCATAGGTATGATATGGATGAAGGCGAAGCACAATTAGATACTGAAAAACTCAATAAAGATAAAACACAATATATTACACCAGCGATTCGTAGAGAATACACGTGGCAAAAATTTGATGACAAATACTTGTATACATCGACTGGAAAACCAGCAATGGAATATACTTATGTACTTACCGGCAAACTAGATTCATCATCTGTGATAGATGCAAAAGAATTAGACATAGAAACCAGTACAACAAAAGGTGACAAGAAGAAAAAGGTTAAATTAGTAAAAGCCGCAAAAGACAGGAATATTAATAAACTTTATGCTTATACATATTCTGGCATTAATGATCAGATTTTTGATGTTGATTTAAAAATAGAAAATGGTATAAGATATTTAGTACCAGTTGCAGGTGGACGACAAACTAATTACACACAGTCGCCAGCCGCACAAATAAGTTCAGCAGGCACTGATAAACTTAACGATTTCAATAGTAAAGTGAGGCCTACTACAAAAGATCAAATTCTTGAGAAGTTTGAACAACTTGCCACAGATGCAAAAAATTTACTTACAACACTAGCAAAGTTGCCTATAACACTCACAGAAGATTTAGCCGCAGTAGCCTCTGGACTGAGTCCAGTTGGTATTACAAAACCAAATTCCAAAAATATTAGAAAACTCAATTTAAAGTTACCCAGTTCTCCGGTTGCAATATTACAAAAAACCAAAACCATAAAAGACTTGACCTCAGATTTAGATACAATCACAAACAGAATATCAACTTTGCAGTCTGATGTGGAAGACATTATATCAAATGAAATTAGCGAACAGATAGCAAAAATTACAGCAAATGCTTTTACTCCTTTTGCAGTAATAGATAGTGCATTTAATGAAATAAGCGAAGGAGTCAGTGGCTTTATTAATGAAATTGAAAGTGCAGTAGGCGATCTTGGACTAGACCAATATGGCATTGACACAGGCTCATTGTTAGATGACGCCAAAGAAAAAATGAGCGAATTTACCAAAGAACTTAATTCCATTACAGTTCCTGCAGGATTCTCCACTGGAGTAGGCCCTGGTACTGTTCAGAACTCTGTGGTAGAAAATTTTAATTCTATATATATGGAAGAATTTGAATTTGATCAAGCAGGATATGGTTCTCAAAACACCCATGGTGAGAATTTACCTTTTGGTGAATATGATCCAAAAATAAAAACACTAGTAGGTCCAAACTCTAAATTTGCAAATAAAAGTATTTTTACAACGGCTTTGTCAAATAGCCAATTGGGTGCACCATACTTAGTACAAATGGAATTAACTATCAAAGGAGATCCTTATTGGCTTGGCAAAGAAGCACCAAAAGTAAACAATGTATTTATTCACAAGCCAGGCAATGAATATTTAGGTTCACTGCAAACAGATATAGGTAAAGTACGCGAACAGTCTATAAAAGAAAATATTGCACCATACGGAATAGGCGAAGTAGGCTTTTTCTTTACATATTTGTTTCCAAGAGAATACGATACATGGCATGATGATCCAAGCAGGCATACTGGAGAAATAAATGATCTATCCATGGACAACTCTTTCTCAGGAACGTTTTTCCCTTACAAAGTACTTCATAACTTTAATGGTGGACAGTTTAGACAAACTCTACAATGTTATAGAACAATTTATAAAGGACAATTTCCAAAAAGTGCCGAAGAAATAGAGGCAGAGGAACACTTAGAGGAGCAAATATCAGCATCTTTAGATGCGTCTAAATTACAGTTTGATGAAAACGGCAAATTGGTTCTTGACTCAGGTGATCCGTTAGAGAATGCAATAAACAATTTAACTTTTACTGAATCTGACTTAGCGACAGCCGGATATGTAAATCCCCTATCAATAGATAGACTTAATAATAGTGACGGTGGTTAAATAGTAATATGATACCAAACCGCATAAAAGAAAAAATCACATCCAATGCAAGTAAAGGTTTGTCGCTGTATTTTGGCACAGTAATTAGTGCAGACGATCCTTCTAGAAATGGAATACTCTTAGTGCATATACCAGAATTAACAGGCACAAACAAAAGTACTAGTGCCTTATTTGATTGTATATGGACATCACCATTTGCTGGTGCAACTCCTGAGAGAGGCACAGGCGATAAAAATGCACCTGACGTTGCACAAACCAGTTATGGAATGTGGATGAGACCACCTGATAATGGTAATCAAGTTGTAGTAGGTTTTTATGAATACGAAGGCCAACTCTCCGGAATAATCTTAGGGTGCTTATTTCAAACAAATAGAAATTTTATGGTACCAGGTATTCCAGCAGGAAAATCCATAGGTGGAGTGACACCTGTTAATGAAGCAAACATGTCTGCAAATATCAAGGATCATAATGTAGAATACAGCGGTACTGTTAAAAGTGTCAAAGTAAAAGCAGATGACAGATCAATGCACGAATTAGAAAGTGTTATTTTTTCACAAGGACTGATAGATGATTTTATAAGAGGGCAAAGTACTAGTGGTGCTAGGCGGGAAGGCGCAAGTGAAGTATATGGTATATTAACACCAGGTCCCAAGAATCCTAAAGATCCAGGACTAAGACATGCTGGACATCAATTTGTAATGGATGATAGTAACGATAATCCATTTATAAGAATACGAACCGGTGGCGGAAATCAAATAGTACTCAATGACGCAGAAAATTTAATATACATATCTAATAAGTCAGGTACAGGGCATATAGAAATAGATGCCGATGGTAACATAGACATTTACGGCACAGGCAGTTACAATGTAAGAACATCAGGTGATATGAACCTCAGAGCGGACAAGGATGTAAATATAGAAGCAGGACAAAATGTTAATATCAAAGCCGCTAACAACTATCCACATCCAAACGACCCTAACGAAACACAAAAAGGTATTGTAGATGTAGAAGAATTAGCATACTTAAATCCAGTATATCAGAGTGTATTAAATAACGGTAGTGTGAACATCGAAGGTGTGAAAGATATTAATATGTATTCTAATGCTATAAGTATAGAAGCAAGACCTAGACTATTTACAACCGCTGGTACCACAATGCCAGGTAGTTTACAATTATTTGGTGATAACAAAGTACATATGGCAGGCACACAAATAGAAATAGCCGCACCAGCCTCTGCAAATAATCCGCCCTCTGAACCTACATTACAAATCAAGTCAATGGGAGATGTAGATATATTTTCAACAACTCATACACATATAATGGGTCTAACAAAAACATACATCAATGCTGGCGACACAGTTGATATTCAAACAACAACATTGCCGACTTTGCCACCTTTGCCTGTTGCACCTAACATGAGTGGCATAAAAACAACCGAAACAACAAACACATTACTATCGTTTGAATTAGCAGGTATACTATCAGGTGGTTATCCTAAAAGAGCAGAACAAGGCAAAAGTCCATTAACGCCATTGCTTTTATTTGATAAAAAAGTTAATACTATTATTACAAGATGGCCTGGTATAGAACCAAGTCCTTCAAGGACAAACAAATAATGGCATACATAGATGATCTAAATATAGGGCAGTTGGATCCATCGGATAATGTACCGTTAAGTTATTGTAACCCAGGTGGTTTTTATATAGGATCACATTTTGAAGGCACAGATTATCTTACTGGAGTATATTCTAAAACAAATACAGTAGTACCTAAATTTATTCTGCCTAATTTAGTAGATACGACTCAAATTTTAATACATGCAAATGATTTTATAATTGGTAATTTTAATACATATCTTGTGCCAACTGAAATACAAAACGAAACATACATTGGTATATCTCATAAAATGAGTTCTCTAGAAATATCAAACAAAATGATAGCATTCAATGATTATAGTAAACTGGATTTAGATCATCCTGATGTAAGAAAAATTATTAGAAATAATCATGCTTACTTACAAGGAGCAACTATTATTAAAAATGGTAGAGTTGATTATGAATTAGCAGTAAAATCAATTGCTGTATATGACCAAATAAATAATTTTTATGTTTATAGTCTAGTAAATGGTGCAAAACCAGAATTTATCGATAGGCTGTATAAACTTGATTTGACCCGTGCTTTTAGTGTGGTAGTAGACAGAGTCAAAGTACCGCTTAATACAAATCAAACAGTTGCATTAATATCTCTAGCATTTGATATAGGTATGAAAAAATTTACAACTAGCAAATTAATAAAAGCACTCAATAGTGAAAATTATAATTGTGCTACATACTTTATGGAGTTTACTGAAATACCTATTAAAAGAGGTAATGGAATCAGCACATTATTATACAATAGACGTGTAGCCGAAGCCAACCTATTTAGTCGAATTTAATTCTCTTTGTAAATCAGAAATTTTAACAAATGCTCTATACTTTGCATCTGACTCTTCAGCAACAGACACTTTAAGCATTTTTATTTCTTCTCTAAGTGCATTACACTCGTTGTTTTTTTCAACGAGCATAATTCTTAAATCTTCTTCTAAGGTATTGTTTGTGAATTTTTTTGTTAAGTGGTCGGTCATTATTTTACAGTGATAACTCTTTTCATGTCATCCAGTTCAGGAATTACATCTACATTTCTTGCAATGTAATCTCTTATAAAAACTAAGGCATATCTTTTAGTTTTAGAATTATAAAATCCCAAACTATCAAACTTGCCTCTCCTATCTCTTTGTATCATAGAGTGAATTACAGTCTTACCACTTGCCGAATTAATGTGACTGGCCTTTTCCTCTAGATCTTTAAAAGTAGATACAATATTCTTAATAATTTTATCAGTTTTCATTTTAGTCCTATGTTGTTAAATGATACACTTGTATTTACTACTAATTCAATTCAAACAAATCAAAATATGATATTTTTTACCAGTTATAATGTAATGTCAAGTAAATTTCTCTACCTTGTGTATTATAAAAAGGAACAACCTCTACAATTTCATCTGTTATGTTTTCTGCTTTAAAAGAAAGTGTTAAGCCATTTGTAAACACTTTGGTTACATATAAGTTTAACTTATTTAGATCTTCCAAATACTCCTGCCCTTCTTCTAATACATCATAGGGACCAGGTGCTCTATCTAAATTAAATGCGTACTTTAATCTAAAGTTTACATCAAAAAAGTCTTCGCTGTATTGTAATACACCAGCAAATTTAGGTACTCTAGTTTGGTCTGTATCAGTATATTTTAACATTATAAAAACAGGACCAAAGTTATTTGCATATCTAACACCTGCTGTGGTGTACTCTCCTGTGTTAGAATATGTAGCCATAGTGTAAACTGGATTATTATCTTCTACAATTTCATATGCACAACCTAATGGCATTCCATCTGATGCTGTATAATTAGGATCTAAAACACAACCACCATATGTACCATCTGTATTAACAGATGCTTCAGCATCTAATTCCAATGATGTTGTAATATTGTCTGTATAATATCCTGGAACATACTCTATTGATTCTTCAAAATCATACATAAACACACTTAGCACACCATATCCTAATTCAATGCCTACACCTTTTTCAGGTTCTAGTTCTTCATTACCTTGTACATATCCATCGCCAAACTTTTCATATAGATTAGGCTTTCTAAAACTGTTTCCTATATTAAAGAACCAGTCGCCTTTTTCAATACCCAGTCTAAGAGCATTCTGATCATCGTTGCCCAGTCTAATACCAAAGTTATAATTTAGTATAAAGTTAGCATTGGCTTGAAAGTATATACCTCCATTTTCGTCTGAATACTTTTCATCTATTTGTGTTAGAGTATATACACCGTTACCTTGTATAACTTCATATGCATTATCAAGATCAGGTTCTATTGTACCGTTCCACAAAGGTAATAATGTACCATCATTATATGTTAAATTTTCATCTGTAAAGGAACCTGGTCTTGTATCACTTACTAAAACTGTTTCAGATCCTTCCACATTTTGCCAACTGCTTGTATTGTAATACTGTTTTTCTACATCTATACCAAATGCAACATTTAAACTTTGACTGAGTTCTACTTGATTGCCTATTCTAAAATAATCTCTATAACCCTCATTTAAATATGTAGGATCTTCTACTGTGAAATACTCAGCAGTATTATAGTTTCTACCTATTGTAATATAATCATTTCTAATAGCAATATTATATCTTTGGCCGTCTTGTAAACAGTCATTGCTTTGACCCCAATTATAATCATAACAGTTGTCATAGTCGTATTCGTATTCAGTAAACTTACCTACAATAGTAAAGTCTCCTGCATCTACATTAAACCTAGCAGTTTTGTTTTCGTAATTATCTTCCTCTTCATTGTCATTACGAACACTATCCATGCCATCTTTAACCGTACTAAACTCTAACTGATCTATTGGAGCAACTCTGACATAGTTTATACCATCTTCTACTCTAAGTGTAATACCTCTTTCTATTGTATCCTGTATAAGTACTGATCCTGCCATACTGCCTGAGCCATATATAACACCATTTGCACCAGTAATTACTTTTACTGTTTGTCCACTTGCAAAGTCATGTCCAAAGTCATACCAACTTGCCCCTGGATCATTTGCCGGGATACCATTCACATAAACTGAAGTGTGAGATGTTTGAGCACCTCTTTCATTGAAACCTACAAAGCCTCCATAGCCACCTGGATTCCAAGTAAAGGCTGGCATAATAGCACTTATTAAACTACCGCTAGTTATTGGGTCTGCTTTGACCACTTTTTCTTGTTGAGCAGTTACAACAATTTCTTCTATCTCGTCTGCTTTAGCCTCTACTGCCCATAATAGAAAAAACATCACAACTGCGGCAATGTAAAGTGGACTAAAGTTTATGTGAAAGTTTTTATCAAATTCGTTCATTTTTATTTTATTAAATCCTTTAATGTGGACTCGAACATCTCGACACCTAATGCTTTATTCGCCTGCCATTCGGATGTCTGATCTCCTTGTCCGATTATATCGCTTATAAACTTTAAACATTTAAAGTCTACGCCAAAATGCATACACACTTTAGCGATTGCATAAGCCTCCATGTCAACTACATTGCAATAACCATCAGGTTTAGTTGTAGCAAACTTATCTTGAGTATAACATGTAAATCCTTTGTGGTCAACCACAATTTCTTGGGTATTTGTTTCAAATGGTGTTTGATATTTGTCAAAGCCAAATTCTCTACAATCCATATCTGCTTGTACAAATTTTCCAATGTGCAACATGCCTTTCATATTAGGGTCTACTCCTCCAGCAGTACCATAATTGATAACCAGTTCTGTATCTGGATTATTTGTCAAATACTCAGTGAGTTTAAGTGTGGCGTTAATCTTACCAACACCTGTAATAATTGTGTTATAGTTGCCTTGCAATCCTTCGAGTTCGTCTGCCAGTGCAACTGCTAAAACATATTTCATAATTTCCTCTAGTAATAGTTGTACTTGTAATTATTTAATTGATATAAGAAAAGAGATAAATAACTGGCAGGAGATATTAAATGAGAATTGATGAAGTAATAAACGAAGTTGAATTCGGTGCAGTTGACCGAATGAAGCAAGGTGCAAAAAATGTTGTCAGTAAAATTGGAAGTAAATTAGGCAGTAATCGTGCAAAAATTTCCAACATTCGCGGTGACGTTAAAGCAAAAGGCATGAAAGCCGCAAATGTTATTGCTACAAAATATCAGAAATGGTTGGTACAAAATCATCCGGATCAACCACCTGAGACACTCAATATTGAACAATTCAAACAATGGATGGCAACATCTCCTAGACTGAAGAACCAAACTAGCACATTTGATTTTTTAAAAGCCAATCCGCCATTGCAAAATCTTGCAAAGCAATCATCCTCAGATTCTCCAGTGCAATTTGATGGCGAAAACAAAAGTGCGATATTTTTAAACTTGGCTTATGCTGATGCACAGACACAGCCTTCCTCTAACGATAATACAAATATGAAAGGTAATAATTTAGACTCTAATCAGCAACAGGAAGTTAATAAGTGGGTGCAAAATGCTCCAGATGATGTTTTAGCCGCAGTGATACAAGCCGGAACGGCAAAACTTCAAAAGTAGATTTTTTAGTAAAACAGTAAAAGGCCCAAAAACCCCCATCATTAAAGCATCCGTTAATATTACTGATAAATACTTGTATGGCAACATTTATTGGATTCAGTACAGATAACAAGAAAAAACCACCTTACACACTTACGGATTTAGATTTAGTTAAACAAGATTTATTAAATCATTTTCAGACTCGTAAAGGGGAAAGAGTTATGAGACCAGAATATGGTAGTATTATACACGATGTTCTAATGGAGCCGTTTGATAATCTAACAATGCAAGATGTACAAGAAGAATGCAACACTATAGTTGGTAATGACCCAAGAGTAGAATTACTTGATGTAAAAATTACAAATACAGATCATTTTTTACAAGTAGAACTTTATTTAGAATATAATGTAGATCAAAGTCAAGATGTATTAGAGGTTAGGTTAGAAAGAGAATTTAATGGAGATACATAATGTCAATTAGCAATAGAAATCAAAATCTATTTGCCGCAGAGGACTGGGAATTAGCCTATCAGGCATTCACCCAAGTAAGTTTCAAGGCATATGATTTTAGTACAATGCGTACATCTATGCTTAATTACATAAGAGAAAATTATCCAGAATCTTTCAATGACTACATTGAGAGTTCTGAATTTATTGCTATTATAGAATTATTAGCATATCTTTCGCAAAGTTTATCATTCAGAGCAGATTTAAATACCAGGGAAAACTTCCTTGCTACCGCAGAAAGTAGAGACAGTATTTTACGTTTAGCAGATATGCTAGGTTATGCTCCTAAAAGAAATATACCAGCAAGTGGATTAGTAAAAATTGATAGTATAGAAACAGACGAACCTTTACTAGACGCTTCGGGCGAAAGTTTACAAGATATCAGAATAGACTGGAATGATCCAACAAATGCAAATAGTTTTGATCAATTTATTACAGTTTTAAATAGTGCATTTTCTGTAACAAACCCTTTTACAAAACCTATTGTTGAAGGAACAGTAGGCGGTATTGCTACACAGATATATGGGTTCAATAATGAAATAGGCTCAACCCCTATATTCCCAACCAGTGCAACTGTAAATGGTGTTAGTGTACCTTTTGAATTTGTTAGTACACATATAGAAAACGGTGTTTTCAAAGAAGCACAACCAGACATTTATAGTCAAATGAGAATTTGTTATCGAAATGATAAAAGAGGTTTAGAAAGTCCTTATACAGGATTTTTTATGATGTTTAAGCAGGGTGTATTAAGTTTTGAAGATTATATTTTTGAAAGGGCATTGCCTAACAGAACAGTAGATATACCGGTTGCTAACATAAACGAAACAGATGTATTTGTGCATCAAATGGATAATAATGCTGTTAACCAACTTACTTGGCAAAAAGTCAGCAATCTTCAAGGACAGACTTTATTATATAATGCAACTAGTCTAGAATCCAGAAACTTATATGCAATTGACAACTTATTTGACGACGGTGTGAGAATAAGATTCTCAGACGGTAATTTTGCAAACATACCTTCTGGAATTTTTAGAATTTATTACAGAACCAGCATTGGCGAAAACTTATCTATTAGACCAGCAGATTTTCAAAACAAAGAATTAGTATTACCTTATTATAACAGAAAAGGTGAATTACACAGACTCACTCTAAGGATGTCATTAAAAGGCACAGTTTCAAATGGTTCAGCCGCAGAAACTTTACAAAGCATTAAACGAAGAGCACCACAAACATATTATACACAAAATAGAATGGTCAGTGCTCAAGACTATAATGTATTTCCACTGAGTCAAAGTGTAAACATATTAAAACTTAAATCTACAAATAGAACCCATGCAGGTCATAGTAGATATATTGATATCGAAGACCCAACAGGAAGATTTAGTAGTGTCACATCATTTGCAGACGATGGGGCATTATACAAAGACATAGAAAATAAAGACACTTATTTGACATTTGGTACAAGTAGAACAGCAATGCAAATTTTAAAAGAGGATGTTGCTAATATTACTAAAGATGTAAATTTACAAAACTTTGTATACGATGATTATAGGAAATTACATAAAGGCTTAGATGCATTAGCATTTGACTTGACATCAAACAATAAAGATATCACATGGGTTACCCAGCCTAGTAAAAATAAAAATAACACAGGTTATTTTACTAGATTAGATGGCGGCATAAGAACTACATTAAACAATAGTGTAAACGAAAATAGAATTATACAAGCCGGCTCTTATATAAAATTTAAAAATCCAAACGATCCAACACAAGAAGAATTAGCAACTATTACAAGTATTACAAATAATGGCGTTCCGACAAATTTACTAAGTGTCACAGAAGGCGTCGTAAAATTAAACAAAGAAATTCCAAATGCATGGAGAGCCACAGAAATTATACCTACATTAAATTCTAATAGTCTAGAAACAGATATAGGCAACGCATTTGATACAAGAATAAAGGCTAAAGAGGATTTTGGTATAGGATATAATTTTAGACCAGGTGGAAGTAATATTACACACTGGTATGTTATAGACAATAGTAATTTACAGAAAAATGCAGACTTTAATCCGGATCTTACCAGCGGTGCTAGTTGGTTAATGAAATTTGAATACAATAGTACTAACAGTACAACAAATATTTCAAATTACACAGTAACTACAAGAGGTACCAGAATTATATTTGAAAGTCTCAAAGATATAAAATTTTATTTTTCCAGTGATGAAAAAACATTTGACAGTAAAACAGGAAGGGTATTAAAGGATACTATCGCATTAACCACAGCAAACTTCAAACCAGAACTGGTAGAAACATATAACTGGGTTGATACAAATTTAGATGATATAGGTGATAGTTGGCAATTAGAATCTACAAATGCAACATATACTCCAAATGTAGGAAACAGTCCAGAAATAATTTTAAGAAGCAGAGACACAAAAGCAAAAGATTTAGAAATAAGATTTATTAGTAATTTTGGTTTACTGGTCAACGGTGAAGCATCAGTGTCGCCCACAGCAGATTATAGCCAAGGTGATTTTGCACCAGCAGTATCTACAACAATAGCAGTAGATCCAATATCAGCAACAACTGGTAAAGCAGTGGTAAAATTAAATAGTGCAAAATTATCAGCATTGCCGAGTGGTATTACTATACCATTAAGTAAATTTGGTACATCTATTATTGGTGGAGCAAACGGTAATATTGCTTATGTTAATTACGACACAGGTTCAAGTAGTTATAAAACTTATACAGGTAATGCAACCACAACTACATTTGAGGTAGGAGATTCCGCATCAGAAGGATTTATTGATTTGACGTCAAACACAAGTTTAAAAATTTCAGACTTTGACAGTTTAAGTAGCAGATGGAACGGATTTAAACATGCAGATAAATTGCAGGTAGTTTATAAAAACGTCAAAGAGTCATTAGACAAACCACTGCAATTTGAAATTGTGGATTCATACAGATATGGTGACGGCTTTGCCGATCCGGCAAAAGTTGTTGTTAAACCTGTCGACAGCGACTATGATGGTTTTCCAGATGATCCAGACTTATTTGACAAGTTTGTAGGTAGTACAGACTTTGTTTTCTTTGAGCAATACACTGACTTAGATGGCTATACATACGAAAGACCAGCAAAATTCAAAATATTAAATTTTGCAACTGAAACAGAAATATCAGTTGATTATGTATTAGACACAGTTGCTCCAGGTAGTGACCCAGATAACAAAACACCATTTACAGATTTTGATTTGATTATTGTAAAAGATTTAAGTGTAGCAGAAAAATATCTAAAAAATAATTTAGGTAAACTTAATCACAAATTAGTTTTTCCAAGATCGCTTTTACCTAAAGTATATGAATTAATCAATGACTTAACAACACCTAAAATGATTGTACTAACAGAAAACAACCAGTACAATGTAAAAGTAGGTAGAAGTTTTGAGCAAAACACATTACAGGCAAATCCAAGAAAATGTTCATTTGAATGGCAACACATTGCTCCAAGTGATGTTAGAATAGATCCTAGTATCAGCAATGTTGTTGAAATGTTTATGCTTACTAAATCGTATTATCAAGCAATGCTAAGTTATAAAAATGGCGGTACTAGTATATTGCCTAGTGCACCAACTTCAGAACAACTTGCACAAGATTTTGCAGGCTTAGATGAATTTAAGAGTGTTAGTGATCAATTAGTTTACAGCAGTGGTAAATTTAAATTATTATTTGGCAATGACGCAGAACCAGAATTACAAGCAAAAATTAAAGTTGTAAAACTACCAGGAAGTACAACTACAGATGCAGAAGTTAGAAGTGCGGTGTTAGAATTAATTGACACTTATTTTAATGTAGAAAACTGGGACTTTGGTGAAACATTTTATTTCTCAGAATTAAGTGCGTACATTCATCAGGAACTAGGTAAAGCAATAGCATCAGTAGTAATTGTGCCTAGTAAGTCCGAATCTATATTTGGAGATTTATATCAAGTTAGAGCGGCATCAGATGAATTATTCTTTTCTACAGCAACAGTGGATAATGTAGAAGTAGTTAAAAGTCTATCTTCAGCAAATTTAAAACAATTGAAAGGCAACGTAATTAATAAATCATCTACAACAAACAGTAGCAGTAGCAGTAGCAGTAGCAGTGGTTCAAGTGGAAGTGGATACTAATGACAAACAAATTTTTTGATCTATTACCTATACAGCACCAAACTAGTGTTAATAAAAATTTCTTTGAAAGCACAGTTGAGCAATTATTTTCAAAAGCAAATATAGAAAATATACAAGGCTTTATAGGGACACCAAGAGAAATAGGTAGTAGCAATACATCCTTTGTAGAGCAACCAGCACCTAATAGAGAATACTACAGTTTTGATCCTGTAGTGACTACTATAAATCCAGATTCGGGTAAACCTGTAAATTATGTTTTCTATGAGGACTTTTTGTATGACATAAGAAGCAAAGGTGGCTTAATCGATAACCACGACAGATTATTTAAAACAAATCAATATGCATTTGCACCGCCTATAAACATAGACAAATTAATTAACTATCAAGATTACTATTGGTACCCAACAGGTCCAGAAGTTACTGAAATTAATGGTAATGCAAACGTACAAATTAACATAGATAACATACAAGGTCTAAAGTCATATACATCGCCAGCAGGTCAAGAACTTAGAAATGACATGGTAGTAAAATTCACAGGCGACCATATTTCAAATACCAGTGTGCTAACTAAAGATACTGCTTATATTGTTACAGGCGTAGGAAAAGGAATACAATTTATTTTGCCAGGCGATTCCACATCTGCTTATGCAGAATTTAGTGATTTTCCTTTAGAACAATCAATTTCAATAACATATACTCAGGCAAATTCCAGTTCGTATTATAATTTAGAAACAACTTTACCAGAAGATTTTGTTGTTACACCAGGTGGTGATTTCAAAGAGTACTATAGAAACTTAGCAGATAGTGAGGCATCAGGAGCCGCAAGTGCATCAGTGCATAATAATACTAGACTGTACATTGGTAATCTTGCACTCAAAGTAGGCGATGCAGTAGCGGCCAATGTATATTATTTAGGTAACAATGCCCAGAGAACAGGAAACGTTGTTTACTTAGATGTCGAATCATTAGGCAACTATTTATTGCCTGATAGTGTGCAAGGGACTAGAAATTTTGCATTAGACGATTATCATCAAACATATATACAACCGCAACTACAATGGAACATTGATACAGTTTACGGTTGGGGCGCAACACCATGGGGATCAGAATCAACACAAAATCAACCTGATTACATGGTTATGGAAAAAGGTGCTAAAAATAAGAATCCATGGAGTAGATTAAATTACTGGTGGCATGTAAACGAGTTACGGCAACCACTTAAAGATAATGTAACGGGATTTGCTTTACCAGAATCGGCTCAAAGAGCAACACGACCTATTTTAGAATTTGATAGAGATATAGAATTATATAATTGGGGCAACTCATTTATATCTAAAGTGGACATAATAGCAGATAAGAAAAAAGAAGATCTAGAAGGATTGGCATTAGGATTCCCAATTAATAGTGCATCGGGTACTGCAAATGCCAGTATTATTTTTCCACAAGACGATACAGCAATAGCAGAAAAAATTTATAGAATACAAGACAACAGCGGTACAATTCAATTTGTTGAAGATACATCTTTAAGTAATTTAGTTGTTACTAATGGACAGGTGTATAGCATCACAGGAACTAATATAGGTTTAGATTACTATTGGACAGGCACATCATGGAAACAAGCACAACAAAAAATTCAAATTAATCAAGAGCCGTTATTTAATTTATATGACTCTGCAGGTACAAAAGTAGATGACCCTGCAAAATATCCGCACAGTGATTTCAAAGGCTGTCCTGTATTTACATACAACACTGATAAAACAAGTACTAAACAAACATCATATGATGCAGTTTTAGGTGCTAATGTTGTTTACCAAACAAGCAAATTCAACAGTGAGCCAACATTTTTTAATCATCTGGGTAATCATACAGTAAATTACAAAGCAAATTTATTAGCAAATACATCTACAATACCTGGATATTTGTTTTACAAAGATTTACAACAAGATTATAAAGGCAATGACAACACAAGATTTAAGAACAATTGGCATCCAATAAGTTATCCACATCAATACAGAGACTTTAGTAATGTAGAAACATATTTTACAAACGAAGTTGTAAAATACGAAGGGCAATATTTTATAGCAAATGCAAATATTTCTGCAGGTAGTTTTAATATTAGTAATTTTAAATATTATGAAGACGATAATTCCTTATATTCAAAACAGTATGTAGAAGATGTCATTATAATTGACAAAGTTAATTCAGCAGATAAATTTTTTACAACAAGTGCATCACCTCACAATAATGATATAATTGTTAAATTAAACGATACTGCTCTCACTATAAACAAAGACTTCGCAATTAGAAATAGCAGTACAGGTATTGTAATAAATCCTACACTTAATGACGTGTCATTAAATAACACAGGTTTAGGGTATGAAGTTGGTGATATACTTACTTTAAGTATAGCAGGAAGCAATAGTAATATTGCAATTACTGTTACCGATGCAGAATCATATGACGGAAACATCAGTAACGGCGGCGGACAGATTAAAACTATTTCAGTTTCAAACTATGGCCTTTACAGCGAATTGGTTGGCCACCCTGGAAATATTACATCAATTGTTACTACAGCATCTAATAACGGACACGGAGTCGATGCAACATTTAACTTTACATTTAATCAAACAGTAACTTTAAAAAATACAGATGTATTAAATGTTAAGACATTTACAAAAGAAGGAAGAAAAACAACAATTGATTCATACGGATTCTTTGAGATTCCAAGTGCATTAAAATATAATCCGTTGAACACTGAAATCACAGAAACCAGATTGAGCGATCTTATTGGTCATGGAAATAAATTGTTACTAGGGCAAGAAGGTTTTAGCGGTAAAGTCACTGGCAATAACAATTTCAAAGATACAAGTAAAACATTTAATGTAAATGATATTAACATTGGCCAAATAGATTCTGATTTACTGCACTCCATGTATTTAAGTAAGAACGAAGACAGGAATTTAATTAATGCATTGAGATTTGGCAATGATCAATACAATAACTTTAAAAAGAAATTTATATCAAATTTAGAACTTTATATCAATAACAATGACTATTTAAGTCAAACAAATTTAGAAATACTAGACACGGTACTAAAAACTATAAAATCTAGCAAAGTCACTGAAGGTGGGTTTGACTTGTCTTATATGGTTCCAATTGGTACAGATTACAGCAATGAAGAAATTGTAATTAGCAATGTGAGTTTACAGGAATACACATTTAGTAACACAGTCAATATTGCATTAGATAAAAACTTATACATATTACAACATAATAATACAGTTTTATGTGCAGACAAAGATTTTACTGTGGATTCATACTTACCGTTTGATATTACATTGAACAATAGTATTACATTAGCAGAAAATGACACTCTAAATTTACGAATATATGAAGACAGCGAATCTGCAGATGTTCCAGCAAGTTTATCTAAACTAGGTATGTTCAGGGCATTCCAGCCTCAGTTTATGACCGATACATCATATCAGGTCAACAAAGATGTAATTTTGTGTCATGATGGTAGTTATGTGATTAAACAAAACGACAAAATTGATGATATTATATTAACATTTGAACAAATTATTTACAGTAATATAGAAGAAGAATACAGGAACTGTGAATACATAGAACTAAATGAGTATGAAATTAAACCAAGTTTCTTCTGTGAAACCGATTACAGCCTAGTTGAATACAACAAATTATTAACCACAAATTTTAACAAATGGAATAGACAAAGCAAAGTAGATTATAGAACAAATACTGTATTCGATAGCACAAATGAATTTACATGGAATTATGCAAGTGGACCCACAGAACCAGGATACTGGAGAGGCATGTATGATTACTACTATGATACACAAACACCTACAGTTACTCCGTGGGAAATGTTTGGCTACTGTAAAAAGCCATCATGGTGGGACACTGAATATCCAACAGCAATTACAAGTTCATATACAGCATTTTGGAATAATGTTAGAGATGGATACATACCAGCAGGAAGTAGAAAAGGATACTGGAAACGTTGGGCAAGACCAACTATTTATAGTTACTTGCCAGTTGATTCCTCTGGTAACTTAAGATCACCCAAAGAAATAGTTTACACATCGCTCACAGGAGATTCTTTAAACATAGACAATCTATGGGCCTTCGGTGATATTGCACCAGTAGAATATGCTTGGAGAAAAAGCAGTCACTATCCGTTTGCAATATTAGAAATGCTTTACTTGTCTAGACCAGGTGAGTTTGCTAAATTATTTTATGATAAAAGAAATTTACAAAGATTAAGTGTTCAGCCTGAGCAACTAGTTGACAAAACTACAGGTAAACGTAAATTAAGACAAAATTTTGAACCACATGGTTATAAGTCTACAGACAATATTATAACATTGAGACCAGGATACACGACATTATTATATCAATATTTGTCATTTTACTCATTGAATATAAATGTTGAAATAGGAAATCCTGTTAAAACTTTGGACACACGACTAGGGCATAAATTTGCAGGATTTGTAAACAGTAAACAACTTAACGTCTTTAGTGAAAGCATCAGTACAGATGGGTTAAGTGCAAGTCAAGTACTGCCTAAAGAAGATGTAACAGTAAACTTACATACAAGTCCTTTTAACAGTAGAAACTTTTACACAGGTGTAAAAATTACAAAACAAGCAGAAGGATATAGTGTTTCAGGTTTTGATACAGTATCGCAATATTTTGATATTATACCTAGTGATGTTGCAGGGCCATTTGAAGGCGTACAAGAAGGCGGGACTCCAGCAGACTTTAGTGTATTCGAAACACTAACATCTTATCTCAAAGACGAAATTATTAAATTAGGTAGTGTTTATTACATAGCCAAACAGAATATATCACCAGGTGCATTTGATTCTAATATGTGGACACCGTTAAAATCATTGCCCACAATTGGCGGAGCATCCGGTACTGTCTATCAATTAGGCACAGGTGTTACAGAAAAAGTTTATTACGATACAGTATTTCAAAATGCAGGAAAAGTTTTTGATTTCTTAATAAGTTTAAGCAGAAAACAAAAAGAGATTGGCTTTGACTTTGGCGAGTTTGATAGCAGTATTAATAGCATGAATGACTGGATACTTGCAGGAAAACGATTCCTATTTTGGTCAACAGAAAATCATGAAATCGGTGATAGTATTAAACTAAGTCCGTTAGCAGAGACATTAAAATTTGTTAGTACAACTGGTAAAATATCAAAAATTAACAGGCAAATTAATGAACAATATTCTATAGTAGACGAAAACAACAAAGCAATTATACCTGAAGACTGTTCAATTGTTAGAGAAGATAATACAATTACTGTTTCTCCAATTGGCAATAGAATATATGGTATGCTGTTACATACAGAATTAGTTGAACATGCTTTTGTTATAAACAACAAAACAGTTTTCAATGATATAATTAACGACAATGTTCTTGGAATAAGACAAGACAGACTAGAAATTAATACTCAACGAAGTAGAAATTGGGATGGTAGATATCAAGCAGAAGGTTTAGTGATTGTTGGCGATGCAGTATTGCCAAACTTTGATACACTAATAGACAGCATACGATTGTACCACGACAAAGATACTACACAATTAGATCCATTAAAATCGCAACTAGCAAAAGGATTACTAGGATATCAAACTACCAATGAGTATGCTGATATCAAAATAGATGACACCATTGGGTTCCAGTACTATAAAGGATTAATAAATCAAAAAGGTACTGCTAATTCACTTACAAGTTTGATTAGATCTAATGTTGTGAATACAAATAAAAACATTGAGATTTTTGAAGAATGGGCAATTAAACGTGGCGAATTTGGTGATGTTTATAATCATCAAAGTATGGATATAAAATTAGAACAAGATAAGTTTACTAGAGATAATCAACAAATAGAAATAATTTATCCTGAAAATGTCACAGGTGCAGTATCAAATATTTTTGTGTTTGAAAGAAATACAACATATTACAATGTACCTACCATAGAAATTGATCCACCAGCAAGTGGAAATGCCGCACAGGCAACAGCAAAACTTTTTGCTAATGCTCAATTAGAAAGTGTTACAATTACAAACGGCGGCGACGGATATGCAAGTAAGCCAAATGTTGCAGTTATTACAGGTAATATTGTTATTTCTCAATTTAGTGATGTATTAGCATTTGGATTAGCAGGCAGTAATGCTTCGGTAGATTTACCACTAACTGGTGCAAATGCAGTAACAAATGTAAACATATATGATCATACAACTGAAAGTAATTTAGACATTTACTTAGGCAATGAAAGAAGTATTGATAGTGTTGTTGAATTACTTAACAACAAATTTACCAATGCCAATATTGCAAATATTGTTGCATACGGAGACATTGATACTGAAACAGAAAAACACCTTGTGACCCAAGTCACTAAGGCTGGTTCTAATACTAGGATATCAACAGATAGAGCAACAATTACTTCTAACACATCAATAGAAATTAACACACCAGTTGGCAGTAATGCCTTTGTTATTACAAACGGTGCGTCAACTTTGACATTAAGTAATGTTGATTCAATAACAAATACTAACCCTGCTACAGTTACATTAACAACTAAAACAGGATTTACGCCATTGCAAAATGGTGATACATTAACTTTTGTTAACCATGAACCTTATAGTGTTCTTACGTCAGACATACTGAATAAAACATATTTTGTAAAAGCAACTGCTGACTCAACTATATATGAATTATACACAAATGAAACATTAACAGCAAACGTAGATGCTACTTCGTGGTACAATGAATCTGTAAGCGGTACAGATACACACTTACAATCTGTTGGAGCATATCGAAGTGCAGAAGCAGACCTAGTAAATGTAGATTTTAATTACAGTACAATTACAGGATCAGGAATTCGTAATACAAGTTATTTTGCAGAATTAAGTGCATTTAATAATTCGTATTATGCAGAAGCAGGTACAAGTAATACACAAATTAAGTTATATACTGATCCAGCATTACAGATACCACTTAATACAACTGCATTATCAAAACCATTCTCAGACACTAACCTTGCAAACGATTTCATACAAGCAAATGTTACAGTCTTAGGAACAGGCGGCGACAATAGGCTGTTTATAAAAGGTACCGATTTTACTATTAGAGAAGTAAGACTGCCTGGTAAATTGTCAGATGAAACAACTCTAGAAGTTTTAAATATACCTGCAGGAAGATATCAGCCTACTCAAAGATTCCCAATAAGGTCTGCTAACAATACAACAACTAACGATATTATTGTTAGTGTAGACGGCAAAAACGTAGGTACAACATATTGGTCATATGATAGAGGTGCTAGAACTAGTATAACAGCAAATGCCTCAATTGTCAACGATTATAACATAAATCCTAACAATGCCTTTAGTATTGTTTTAGGAGGACAAAACAGGTTTGAAGATCAAAATATTACTAGACTAAACGGATTATATCCATTTGCAGAAATTTACATTGATGGAAATAAAGTTAATAATACACCAGACTATGATGCATTTACATTAACTAATAATTTAACTGAAACAACAATTAGTTTTAGTAATGCATCACTATACACTGATAATTTCAGCATTGGTTCTAACATTACAGTTATAGAAAGCGGTTCAGTACAATTTAACAATACATTTACAGCAGATGTACCAGGAAAAGTGTTAAGCATTAAGAGTGTAGCAAACGATACACTTATTGCAAATACCATTAGTAAACGTACATATGAACGCACCAAAGATATTTTAACAGATAATAAAATCACAATTGACATAGACGACACAGAGACTATGTTAAAAAGACCAAGCAACTCGTTACAAGATGGGTTATGGTATAGAGATAACAAACAAGATTATATAGTACCAAATGCAGGATATGTAAACAGAAACAAAGTAAATTGGGAAAGTATCGACCTTCCTTATTTTGCAAATCTAATTGGATCTGGCAAAGTAAATATACCAAATGAAAATGATTACTTGCATTTAGGAAAATCAGAAAATGAAGATTGGAATGTTTTCCAATTAAAGAAACACGGAATAGAAAGTACAACAGGAAATGTATCAGGTGCTAAAAATTACATTGACAATGTAAACGGCAGAGCAATGTTGTTTTCAGATCAGCGATTGTCTAAATGGACAGATGGAAATATTTTAGGTGATAAAACAAATGCAAATTTTTACGATAACATAGTTGTAATTAAAAATGCTAATTTGTCAGATACCGTATTAGAGTGGAGCAATGAAAACTTTGTATTCACTCCAAGAGTAGTATATAAAGGCGACTATAAACCGTTAAAGAAAATTAATAGAGGCATTGTAAAAATTGAGCCAGGGCACACAAAGCCTATAACAAAAGTAGAACCATATAAAGATCAAAATTATATGGCAAGGATATATGCAGAAAAATCTCACCCTGCGCCTGGTTTAGAATTTTTTACTAGAGCAAGTGTTATTAAAGATAACTTACCAAATGCTCATGCAAATTCAGTATTAATATCTCCTAATTCATTAGCAGGATTAGGTGTAGGTGACATAGTAAGATTTACAGGCACACAGGCAACTGCCGCAAATTTAACACTTGGTAAAGCATATACTGTAACAGGTATAAGTGAAAGAGGACTTGGCGGTAACCCAGGTGCTGTAGATGTTGATGATCCTTCAAAAGGTTTCTTCACAATCAATGAGGCTAACGTCACTGGCACAGACTATGCGTCTATTAATTCAGATTGTTATGTTACATATGAATCAGATTTAGACTTTAACGTAAATATGAAAGTTAAAGGACTATCCGGTGCAAGTACTGTATTGCTAGAAGTAGGAGACACATATAATTTAAATGTTTCCAGTTATATATCAAATGGTTTAGATATAGACTTTGGTTTAACTAGTGGAGAAAGAATTACTAATACAAATGATTTTTATGTAGAGGATTCTAGTTATGCAGTTGCTAATTGGAATTCTTCCAGTAAAACATTTGAAATTTCAAGTAATGTTACAACACAAACAGCCGCAATTACAAGACCAGGATTTAATGAAATTACACTAGCCGCATTTGGTAATAGCGATGGCAAGGGAAATAGCACACTTGCTGGAGCCAACTCAGCAATAATTGACAAAGGTGACTTTGTGCAATTTACCAGTGTAGGTAATTATTCAGGTAATGTATACCCAGTTCAAAGCAATGATGGTAACTTTATACAAATTTATGATCCAGCAATAACAAGTAATACAGCAGGAAGAACAGCAGTGGTATACACAGGTTCTAAAGAAACTAGAACAGGAAGTATTTCCAGTCTAACAAGTAACGCATTGACATTATCTAGTTTTACAACCAGTAATTTAGGAAACTATGGATTTGGTAATGTTCAATATATGAATTCAAATACTAGCACCGGTGTAATACCTGGTGTGTCCGGTTCAGAAAGACCATTTAAAATTAATGGAAATACTGTTATTGTAGATGTTGCAGATTCAGTAAGAACAATGCAAACTAGATTCCCTGTACATACATTAAGAGATACCACAAACAATACTGTTGATTTATTCTTTAGAGATAATGGTGCAGGCGAGTTTGCCAGAGTATTGTTTAATGACAGTGAAAAAACACCAGAAGAACAACAGTTACTAAGTAACGATCCGAGTAAACTATTTAATTATAATAATAAACCAGTTTACCTAGGCTTAGGATTACCAATAAGTCGAAATCAACTATCATTAGAAACTGACTTTACAGGTATACCAGAATCGTTAAGATCAATTGATGGAGTAGAGTTAGACCTAGAATTTAGATATGTAACAGAACAAGGCTTACTAGAACTATTAAGACAAACTGGCATTAAAGGAAAACTAGTAACGTCAGATACAAGTTCAGTAGAATTTGTTAATAATGCATACGAAATGTTATCCAAAACAGAAAATTTTGACTCAGCATGGTGGATAGAAAACTTTACATATACAAGTGACAATCCTTCATTGGATGGTATGTATATTGAATTACAAGCCAGAAACGGAAATAATGTCACAAGCAAGTTAGATCTTATACCAAGACATATAGGAGAACACGAGGCATTTAATATAACAGGTGAAGTAGAAAAAGGATTAACAATTTCCACTGTAGCATCAAGACTGCTTGATAAAAATAATAAGCACAAATTAAAACTTGATTTCTCTGATCTACATCCTATGTCATTTACAAAAGTAATATCAGTAATAGATAAAAAACAAAATGATTTAATTTGGACTGACCCTAATGGAAATATAATACAGGTACATCCTTCGCAACCTATGAAAATAAGGAGTTCGTTAAAAACAAACAAACTTAAACCTAGTCATGTAAATGGTGGGCATTATCCATTTGAATGGTGGAGCGAAGATGTAAAGAATGTTTTATCTCAGGGTGCAGACAATAAAATTATATTAAATTTAGGATTTGAAAATGGATTAACAACATATCCTGGTAATAATAATTTTGATATTGCAGTACCATTAGTAATAGTACATGGAGCAAAATTTAAATATACACTTGCTCCTACAACTAAAAACGAATTATTAAATTTAAGAGTTGCTATCAAAGATGACACTGGTAATATATCGCAAGTAGTAGATAGAAAAATTACTTCAGTAGGACAGTCTAGTATCACAATTGATAATAGTGATAATACATTTACAACTAATGACACAACAAATAATTTAAATGCAATAATTTATCAAGTAGATGAAAATAAAAACAAACAAGTATTAGCAAATGACTATGGTTCGCCAGTAGAAAAATCTACTACTGATAATGGTTATTCAGCAGTACTATTGCAACCAAAGAATGCATTAAGTTCGTTAAGTAACGGAAATACATTAGGTTACATTAGCACATTACCTACACAAATAGGTTCAGCAGGCACATTCTATGTGGGCATTAATAATTCAGCAAATGTATCGTTAGATTCTATTTTTGGAAGTAACTTAGATATTGCATTAGATTACTTACCGTTGAATCACACTGGTGTAACTTCTAAACAAATTGACGTGACTAATGTCAATGTTGCAATAGATGTACATGTAATTGAGCCACAGCATAAAATGTTTATGGACACAGAAGCAGTTAATAATAGTATTTTACGATTTGCTGATACTGTACACGGTGCAAATTCTATATTAACAGGTAATATACTTGTAGCAAATACTCAAACAAATTATGCAATTATTCCAAAAGGTATATCTAATAATGTTGGAGATTTTGCAATCAATGAAACTCAAAAAAATAGTTTAGGTATAATTGTGTCGTCTGCTTATGGACCGCATCTGGTGTTAAATAAGCCAAATAATTTATTAAGTGTAAACGATACAATTTTTGTAAATACTAGCGGTTCGGCTAACGGAATAAACAATACTGAATTTAGAATTAGAGAAGTTACAGAAAATACATTTACAATTAAATTAGCAAATACTAATGTAATACCTACAGCAGAATTAAGCAGTATGAAGTATTTGACATACGGGTCACCGATCATACAAGGAACTGCATCGACAAGCACAGTAACTACAAGAACAATTCACGTACCTGCAAATATACATGTATTTGAGCCTGGTGACAACATTACATTAAATACTGGTGCAGTAGATACAGCAAGTGTAAATGGTCAAACGTATATTGTAAGTGCTGTACTTGAAAATGCAATAATGATCAATCATGCTACTGCTCCTACAAGTTTAACAACAAATTTAACAGCATCACTCACAGGAAATGCAAATTTACATATTGTAACACTACCTAGAGGATATGCTATACCTGGGGTCACAGGAAGTATATATGACCCTGAAAATAATTATTCACTTGGTAGTAATACTACTGTTACCTTAAACAAAATAACAGATTTAGATTTTGATAAAAATTTCACTACTACTGATAGTAAGCCAGTAATGTATTTTGAAAAAGATTTAGGCACATCATTTAATGATGACGAATACATGATAGACATCTACGAAGCAACAAGGTTCTACAGTAAAGATCATAAAATTGGAAAAGTTGATGATAATCAATTAGTAGTATCTTCTACTAATGCAAGTAGCGAAGGTTTAGTAAATATTGAATTGCCAAATGGTCTTAGAGGATTATCAGTCGGCGCAAATGTTACATTCTCGCACAGTCAGACTGGACATGTATTATCTGGTAATAGTTTTGTTGTAAAAGATTTTGTTAATATAGTAGATAACATAGAAGGCGGTAGTGAACAATATATTACTATTGAGGCACCTGGTGCCACAGCAACAGCAAATGTATTCTCAGTATCATATGATAACTACATACCATCGCAAAACAGATCAATTAAAATTAGTAAAACTAAAAATTATGATGGATTTGCTACACCATTTATGGCAGATAAAGATTCATTTGTAGTTAATACTGTTTACACAGGAAATGCAATTACAAATGGGCATTGGGTTTCTGACACAATGTTGATTACAGGTACAACCGATTTTCAAAATGAAATAAATCTTAAACCATCACATAATCATATTGCTATTAAAAATTCACCAATAAGAAACTATAATGCAACTTACAAAATGGCACCAATAGGATTAGATCAACGCCGTTTAAATAAAAATCAAATTCAAGTATTTGGATTTACTAATTCAAATGTAGCACTAGAATTTACAGATAAAAATGTTTCTTATAGTTTAACAGATCATAATGTTGTAGAAGTTAATGATAACAAAACATACTTGCCAATGCAAGACACAGTTGAACAAGTGGCAGATAGTATAAATTTTGTATCTGACTTCAAAGCAGGTGCAATTGATAAAGAAAAGAAAATAGAAGTTGGCTTCTTGTTTGGTTATAGAGATCCAAGAAGTGATAATAGATCAGCACCAGACTTTAATCAAAAATATATTCAAAGGCCAGCAGATGTCACAGGACTAGATCAGGTTTATTCATATGAATATATTGGAGCACCCGGTGGTAATGCACTCAAAGGCGGTGTAAATAAATATTCACCAATTAAATTAAATGAGACTATTGCAGAAAGAAGAGCACCTAGTAAATTATCAGGAAAGTATATTATTGATATGCAAGGACTCGAAGAACAAGTATATTATGGAACATTAAACGAAGAAAGAACAAAACGACCACATGGCGCACCAGCATATAAAGTACTAGATGGAAAAATAACATCAGATAAGCAATTAGTCAAAGACTATGAAAACAATCTAAGTAATATGTATTTAGATCCAACATTGAGAACAATTAAAAACAAGGCAGAACCACCATTTGGTTCTCCTAAATTTAGTGTATGGCCATATACAGGATATACAGGATATTATGGCGGAGATGTTGCTGGGTTTAATTTTTATGATCATTATGATGGAGTACGTCGACAACTTAACGGCCATGGCGGCGGTGGCGGTATTTCCGGAGGCGGAGGCGGTCCAGGTAATACACCACCACAAGATCCACCACCGCAAGATCCACCAGTACAAGAAACTTGTGGTAAGTTTAGAATAACATTATACGATACTAATTCTGGTGAAGAAGGAACAACATACGAATTTGATGACGGCCTGTTTGATATTGTACAGCAATACATAGATTCTGAATATCAGAATATTTCAGGTTACCAGAACCAATTTATAGAAGCAGGCGGTACTGGTGCAGACTGGACAACTGTACTTTCATATATTGAAGGCATAGGAGAAAATTATACTAAAATTCCATATAATCAAATAGATGTTGATTTATGTGAATTACAAGATCTACATATTAAAGATATAAGTGGCAACACATGTACTTCAAGCGGTGAAGTATTACATTTAGGTGGTTCAGCAGTAAACTTACCTGAAGGATGTGATCCTTGTTCATTAGCAGATTCTATAAATGCTCAATCACCAAACTTTAGAGCAGAATGTGTACCAGCAGAAGATAAACGCGAACCTAAGTCTTGTGTTATAAAAGGCGGCAGGCAGGCGTGGGGAACCACAGACTTTAGAGGTGTTGATAAAATTGTTAAACTCGGCAATAGCAAAGGTCAGTCAATGGTTTATGTTGGGCAAAGAGACGACAACTATAAATTACTTGAAGGTAGAAAAGATGGTGTACCAACAGTATTATTTGGTTCAAGACACGATGATGCGAGATTAATGGTTAGCATAGACGGTCCAAATTTGTTAAAAACTATTAAGTTACAATTAGAAGAAAAAGGCCTCGACCCAAACTCATACAAATCAATTGTGCTAAGAAGTACAACAAACAACGATCAAGCAGGTGAGTTATTACATTGGAAGAATTCTACAAGCAGAATAACAAATACTGGTTCTGGTATAAAAGGCGAGTACAATAATATAGATGACCGTCCATTTGCAATCGTGTACGCACCAGCATCAGGCTCAGTGTTTGACGAAGGCCAGCAACTGCAAACCATTCAATATGGTAAAGACAATATGCATCGAGGTATTAATAAAGATACTATTTCAGTTTACGTGAGTAAATTAAACAGAAGCAGTTATGATTATGGTACAAAAGGAAAAGGTATTTTATACAGATTACCAAAAAATGGATCAAGTCAGCACAAATACCTAGGAGACTTATTTAACTTCACAGTTATTGATGATTTATATTTAGGAGGATTTGGTAGCAGAACAGATGAAGATACAAGAAGCAATGCAATTACTACAACAGAAGAGCAAGACGATAGAGGATTTAAGTTTACAAAAATAACAGGCTACGGAGAACGGGTACAATCCGGTGGTAAGTGGAAAGACAGAACAGGCGGCTGGTTCCAAGGTTTATGGCAATATCATGCTAAACAGCAAAGACGTGTACAAGGGTGTACTAGTGCCGAAGATGCCAATATACCACAACTTAATCCAATAGTAAGAATCAAGAGTGCTGTGCCGTTTAGTTTAGGAACAGGATGTGCTAGAAGTCCATTTACTGAAGTAGGTGACTTCCAACCTTACAGAGAAAAAGTAATAAATTCAAGTGCTAACTTAACAATAGCAAACGCTCTTACACCTGAGCAATACAATGAGTTAGGTGGCGATACTACTTCAGTATTCACTCCAAAAGTTATATCAGGCGGTTTACCTGGACAAGAAGTTACTATTGTAGATATTATGGGTGCTCCGGATACAAGTAATCCGTTTATGACATCCGACTATATTAGGATAGATGGCTATCCTGTTAATCCAAGATCAGGTGAAGGTACTAGAGATGGCCAAATAGCAAATGCTAATGTTGGTGTTGTGCAAACTGGTATGGTTGAAGACAGCACAGGTTTCAACTACATGGTTGGTGATAAATTAACCATAGTAGGAGGAAGACCAAAAACAATCGACGAAGATGCTTATTATCTTAGTGATATTATTGTAACAAACCCAGGTGCTGGATATAATTCATCAACAACAAGATTAGAAATCGTTGATGCAGAATTAGGAACTATTCTACCTGGAGTACAGATTAATCCAGTATTCCAACCAAGAGATGATGCTGTTACTCCTGTAACAAAAAATACAGGAAGAACTGCAATATCATCTGCTATACTACCTTACAAAACTTATGTAGGCTACAAAGGCTGTAGAGAAACAAATTGGTTAAATGACTTAGATACTAATACAGCATTTATTGATAGAGCAGGTAATTCTATTAATGGAATAACACTAGATGCTAGACGTGTCGACATTGGTATAGATTCACTGAATACATACTATGAAGAAACAGTTGCCTTATCAGCCACAACTGCTATGGAATTAGGCACAACATATAAAGCATTTATTGGTACAAGAAAGTATGAAAACTTTGGCGAATTCATGATGTTCAATTTTGAAGAGAATAGTACAACAGGTATCAATGACAGAGGACAAAGTAACTTTACAAGTTCTTTCAGTGAAAGCGAAAGAACTAATTTAAATGGTGCGTGGATCATGTGCTGGAATATTCCTAACATACAAAATAAATTTAATTCTACAAATGCACATGATAATTTTAGTAACTTAACAACAGGCACAGTTGGTATAATGAAATCATACTTTGATGCAGAAGCATTTGGACCTTTAACAAGAGATGACTTTAATCACTTTTTAAGCGATAATATAAAAGAAACAAATGGTCGAATTGTTAAGTTCTTAAAACTTGCAAATGATAGAGTTTACTTCCAAGTTATGAATCCATATGATTTAGATACATCAGCAGGCAGATCTATAGGTACACCAGATTTTACAAACATGTTTGCAAGATTCTATCCAATTAATGCATTAAATGAATTTAGCACTGACACCACATCTACTTTTGCAGATAACTACGAAATAACTATAGAAAATGATACTAGTATTTCTAGTAATGTAACAGCATCTGGTACAGCAACATTTACAATGAATTCAAAAGATGCTGTACACGGTCTTAAAGTAAAAGCAAAACGATTAGGTACAAATCCTGATGCCACAATGCAACAGTTTGACATATTCATATTCCAAGACGGGGTTGATGTAGGGTATCTTAGAATACCTGCAACAATACATTTTACTATTCCAGCGAATACTCATGGTGGTGAATTTGATATTACAGGTACTACTTTAGCAACTAATATGTCTAAACTAAATTACAGTACTGTTTATAGACCAGTAGTACAACCAGTTAACGAATTAGAAGAGTCACAAGCAATTATTTACAAATTTGATTTTAGTAATTTGCCTGATGATGCCAAAGTTAATGATATAGATATTGATATAAGGTTTGACAGTTATGCACCAGGTGACTTTGATATGATGTGGTTAACATCACCAGAAGGCCGAAGAATACCTATATTGCAAACTTTAGGTAAGTTTGGCACAGCAGGCCAACACGACCAACTTGGTTTCCTTGATGGTTATGATTATCACAATTCTGGTTTATTACAACAATTTGATTTTACATTAACATCTAACCAGAGTGCTGAGGCTATAAAATATGGAGGCGTTAATCTTCTTTATAGTAATAAAGTTAAACCTTCAATAGGTATGCCAACTAGACATGCAGAAAACAATGGACAAGATTATGATAGAGCAAACGGTGATATTTCTAAAATATTAGGTAGTCCATATGGAGATAGTATTTTAGCAAGTCAATATGGAATAAATTATAACTCTGCAGAAAATGTTCTTAGAAAATTCTTAAGGGAGACCGACGGAAATATCAGAGGTATATTAGGTAAAGGTACTTGGTTCCTTGAATGGTCTAGACCTGGTAGAATTATAGATTCGAATTATGATCCTGAACAAGCAGGTAATAAAAAAACTAAAATACGCACACCGAACATAAAAATTAAATACACATCTGCTAGTGAAAACCCAGCATACGATACAGCCGACAAAGAGAGCATTGGCGATGTTACCATTATACAAAAAGGTGGTTTCCAGCCTGAGTTTGCAACTCGACGATATACTGTAGTAGCAAAAGGCAGTAGTGGTAGTGGATTCGAAGCACAGGCATTCCTGAAAAAAGGTAAATTAGTAGGGGAAGATAATCCAGAACTCAAGAGTCAAACAGCAGTATTTGAAGTATTAAAAATCAACCAAGCAGGTAGTGTTACAAAACTTAGAATATTAGACAGAGGAGTATACGAAGTATTCCCAGCAGAATTTGAAAGAGGTGTAGCACTTAAATATCTTGATGGCGATATGGCGAGCCCAGGTATGCAGACAAGACCGGCTGGCGAAGGTTATGGTGCTAGAGTACAATGCACATCAAGAAGTGTTATAAATTGCCAACAACCACCAGGCATTGTTGATAGAAATGCAGGGCCATCTAGACCTGCTACACCAACTGAAATACTGGCGGATGCAATTAATACTGCCGGAGGATTAGACGGAGGCATTACATTAAGTTCATATCCAATTAACCCATCAGTGCATACATTGTCAATAAAAACAGATGCCGATGGGTTTGAATTAAGTGACATAGTGCCGGGAACACTCGATGCATTAGGTATTCCAGCAGGTGATTACGGTCCAAATGCTTTTGGATTTAGTGCAGAAGTAGGCGATGGCGGAAACGGGTTTGGCCTAAACGACAGTGGAATTAGAAAAGATAATCCTTTTGACAAAGGTGACCCTGATAGTTTGATATTGTATAATGCATCAACACCTCCAGAATTTGATGGTTTAAGTAGTTCAAATTTTGGTAATGTTTATAGTTACGATATTAATAGAGTTAATGGTGGGCAATTAATTACAGAAAAATTACAATCAGAAGTTGATGTATTGTATTTAAAATCTGCAAGAGTCAGAAGTAGATATGAATTGAAGTCGCTTATGCCTAAGGCATGGGTGGACAACTATGATGTAAATGGCTGGGCATATTTAGAGAATGGCAAAGTTATTTACAGAAAAGACGCATTAGTTGATAGTAGTAAAATTAAATCTGCATTAATTTACGATAATATTACAGGTGAAAGAATTTCCGATGTATATTTAAATGATCCATTTAAAAATGTACACATGCCTGAAGTAGAAAGAAACTTAACTTATATTTCAGAAAGTGACCCTGTTTATTATGCAGACGATAGTAGTAACTTTAACAGTAAAAATGTAGGCGAACTTTGGTGGAATACATCAAATATGCGTGTACGATGGTATGAACAATCTGATGATGATTATAGAAGGCAATACTGGGGGTCATATGTAGACGGCTCAAAGGTTGATGTATATGAATGGATAGAATCAACAGAAACACCGATAGAATATAGTGGAGAAGGCACCCCATTAGACATAGAAAAATATTTAATAGATCAAAAATATATGTCTAGTACAGGCATATTTACGAATCTATATTATTATTGGGTTAAAGATATAACAGAAGTGCCGCAAGTAAAAGGTAGGACAGCAAGTGCTTCAAGTGTTGCTTCACTAATAGCATCACCTAAGTTAGAAAATATACCAACATTTGGTGCAATATCCAACAACAGTATAGTTCTTAATAATGTAAAATCTTACTTAACAGATGATGAAAGTGTATTCCAAATAAACTTCAAAAGAACTGAAACCAAATATAAAAACAAACATGAATCTTATATACTATTAGGCGAAGATAATATTGCAGGTAAGATACCTGACGAATTTTTCCAAAAACTAGTTGATAGTTTAGTTGAAGAAGACAGATTAGGAAAGGTTGTTCCAGATCCATATTTAAACAAATTTGAAAAATACGGTATATCTATCAGGCCAAGACAAACAATGTTTGTTAATCCAAAAAATGCTAGAAGAGAGTTAGTATACTTTATTAACAGCATAATGAAAAATATCAAACTTACAGATGATTTATATACAGGATGGAATTCAACATTAACAACCAGTGCTTTTTATGAATTTATAGATTGGGTAGAAACAGGTTATGATACAAATACTATTAAATCCAGAGCCAGTGTTAAATCAATAAAACAAATGAGAGGCTTGACAAATATTCCAGATGGAGCATTTGTAAGGTTAGTCGGTACTGGTACAAATCCAGATAAATTCTACATATACGATTCTGTAAAAGATGATTATGATTTAGTTAAAATTGTAGGCGGTACAATAAAACTGAAGGATAGTGTTTTTGGTACAATAAATCCGGGACTTGCATCTGAACTTAGAAAACTATTATTTGCTATACGCGATAATATATTTAAGAACACTAATTTAGAAAATAGATTATATTTCTCAATGCTAAATTATGTATTAACCGAACAATATCAAACAGACTGGTGTTTCAAAACAACATACTTCAATGTTCGTCAAAGTGCAGAAAATTTAATACAAACACCGTCAACTAAAATAGATACATTTGATAGTGTTGTTAAAAGTATTAAAGAAAACAAACCGTATACAAGTAAATTAAGAGATTTTGAAGATAGAAAGATTAGTATTGATTCACTGAAATCATTTGCAACAGATTTTGATAGACCGCCTTATCAGCCAGACTTATCAACTACTGCCAAGATACTTGATGACAATAATTCTGCAGATGTTAGTATTTTAACAAATAATAACGAATATGTCAACTGGTCAAATAATTATAGTAATAATAGTACAAAGATTAGAACTATAACAGAAAAAATATTCATTGACAGAATAGATGATGAGATATCGCCAATTTATAATCATACAGATAAAAATGGCATAATGACTGTGCAATTGGCATCAAAATATAAACAGCCACAATCTAATACAAGTGCTATTAGGATGGAACAATTAGCCAATGCAAGTAGTAATGCAACGCCTATAAATCACATTGAGAGAGTGTTTAAGCATAATACAGTTGTCACAGATTTAACTAAGAAAATTGCTAATACAAGCATATACTCAAGTGATATTATTGCAGGATTTATTGCAACAAGAGATGCAACATTAAGAACACTAGCATACGCAGACTTCTTTGGTGAAGAACTAGATGCTAATGTTTTTGCAAAAGCATATTATGATTCTATTGGTAAAGAGATAATGTCTACAGGACTTGGATACGACTTGTTTGGTTTTGATAGTTCAGGTTTTGATTCTAAGCAAAGTGTAAACAATTACACAGTTAATGCCGCAGTACAAAGTCAATTAATTAGAGATACACTAACATATCAAGGATTTGATAGTAGCACATTCTTTACAGGTTTAACAGGACCTAGTATACCACCAGAACATGCATTATTTAAACCATTAGAAGGTTTGCAGATTAATGTTCAATCAAATATGACAGCATATGATAATGACGGTACAGTAGTTGGTAATCAAGATGGCATATTCAGACCTAAATCTGGTGCTACACAATTAGCAGGTACATACGGTAATGCTAATGTTTCATACAAAATATTTGTTGGAATGAGCGGTAATACTGAGTATGTTAGACTAAGCGACAGTAATAAAACAACACTAGCGGCAAATATTACTGCTAAGAGTTTGACAATACAAATTACAGATGCAAGTACTATTACACCACCATATACAGGAAGTCCAGCAACAGCAGTCTTTATTGGAGACGAAAGAATAACATTTGAAGGAATTGAAGGCAATACCTTAACAGGTGTAACAAGAGGAACAAACGGTACATCGGCAGAACCTCATACAGTAGGAGAGTCAGTATACGATGCAACTGAATCAAATAACATTAATACTAGTGCATTTGCATACGGGGCCAATGCAGATCCAGAGATAACTTTATGGAATGTTGATAGCGGAGGTGCTTCATTACCACTATCAAATGCTAATACATCTATAGCAAGATTCCTACAAGCAAGTCCAGGGTCATACTTTGGCTAGTAATTATAGCAGTAGTTTAAAAAAGAGATAAATACCTATATGAAAGAAGAAAACGCAACAAACGAAAATAAGCCACAAACAGAACAAGTTGATACCACAGTTGGTTTTAACATATCTGGACACATTCTTATTAGAGATAAAGAATCTGGTGAAGAAATTGTAAACAAAAGAAATGCTATCCATTATGGAAATCTTGGATATCTGATTGCGAATTCTATAGGAAAAGGCACAGGTGGCGGTGTAGAAACAAATGACTATGTACATTTTATGGCATTTGGAAACGGTGCTTCTAGTGTTGACAGCACAGGTAGAGTACTTTATAAAAGTACTAATACCAGCGAAACAAGAGAAACTGATGCAACATTGTATAGAAAAACTTATGCAAAAGTAGTCAGTAATACAGATGCCAATCCAGATGCTGAAAAACCAAATAATAAAATTGAAATTATAGAAGGTGCTGGATTTACAGATTTAAAAGTTACTTGTACATTAGGTTTAGGTGAACCTGCAGGACAAGATAACTTTGATACTAGTTCAAATAATGAAGGAGACTTTATATTTGACGAACTAGGATTGATGACTTATACGGCAGGCGATAATGCCACCACAGCAAGTAGTAGTTCAGAACTATTAACTCATGTGGTATTTCACCCTGTGCAAAAGAGTGCAAACAGAATAATTGAAGTAGTTTATACTTTAAGAATACAAATGACTTAATAGGAACATATGGCTTACACATTTTCAAATACGCAAGGAACTGCAATAACTGTAAATGACAATCAGTTAGATCAGTCTACATATTCGTTAACATTACTAGGTAAAAATGTTACTAACTACGGCCAAATTATTGCACAAAATACAATTAGGCAATTAGAAAACTTTGCTGGTCCTAGTGAACCTGTTGCAACAATTAAATTAAATGGGCAACTTTGGTACAATACTGCTGATGAACATTTAACAGTTTATAGAGGTAAAAATAGTGACAGAGGTTTTACTCAATTGGCGTATGTACCTAAAGTAACTGGAACTGAGCCATCTAACAACATACAAACTGGCGAACTTTATTATAGCACTATCAATGGTGAGTTAAATTTAAAAATTTATAATGGTACTGCATGGGTAAATGTAATAGGCACAGAATATATTCAAGACATTACAGCCGCCCAATTAGTAACAAATGGCACTCACACAAACATAACTGCTACATATGATGACGCCAATGATGCCGCAATAGACTTAGTAATATCAGATGCAACTATTAGAAGTAAGTTTTCAGGCGGTACTGGTGTAACTTATAATAGTAGCACTGGAGAAATTGCTATAGGACAAGCAGTAGAAACTACATCCAATGTTCAATTTAACAATTTAGTAGTTGACGGTGACTTAACAGTTAACGGTACGCAAACAGTTCTTAACACTGAAACATTAACAGTTGATGATAACTTAATTGTTCTTAACAACAACGAAGCAGGTACTCCAAGTGCAAATGCAGGTATAGAAGTTGAAAGAGGTACATCGACTAACGTTCAATTAAGATGGAACGAAAGCGGAGATTACTGGGAAGTAACAAGAGACGGCTCAACTTACGAAAAAATTTATACAGAATCAGAAATAGAAGGATTTTTTAGTGCCACAGATGCAGGTGGTGACGGATCATTTGCGTACAATGGTGCTGGAGTATTTACATATACAGGTCCAAGTACCAGTGAAGTAAGAGCACATTTTTCAGCAGGTACTAACACAACATATTCGGGTGGACAGTTTAGTATATCCGATGCAACTATTAGGGGCAAGTTTTCAGTAACCGACAGTGGCGGAGACGGAAGCCTATCATATAGTAATGGCGTATTTACATATACAGGTCCGAGTGCTAGTGAAGTAAGAGCACATCTTAGTGCCAGCGGTGACTTATCATACAATAGCGGTACTGGTGTTATCAGTTTCACACAAAGAACAGATGCACAAGTTAATACGTTAGCAGATGCTAGAATACAAGCCAATCTTATAGATGAAGATACTTTTGCTACCAACAGTTCAACCAGAGCGCCATCTCAGCAATCAGTTAAGGCATACATTGCCACACAAATTGCAACAAAAGATGCATTAAGTGAATTAAGTGGTAGTACTGACGATGTATCAGAAGGATCAACAAATTTATACTTTACGCCAGCAAGAGTAGTAACTGCAATAGCCGATAATAATATTACAACAAAAAATATTGTAGCAACAGGCCCAACTGGAACTTACAATGTAGGTTCGAGTAGTGTTAAGTTTGGTACTATGTATGCAAACACGTTTAGTGGAACAGCAAGTTCGGCTCAATATGCTGACTTGGCAGAAATGTATTTGGCAGATGCTGAATATGAAGAAGGAACAATTTTAGTATTTGGCGGCGAAGCAGAAGTAACAACTTCTGATGTAAAAGCAAGTCCGTCAATAGCAGGAGTAGTATCACATAATCCTGCATATTTAATGAATTCAGAATTACAAGGCGACCATGTAACAGCGGTTGCACTTAAAGGTAGGGTACCGGTCAAAGTAGTAGGAGCAGTATCAAAAGGTGATGTGCTAGTACATAGTGCTAAACCAGGCCATGCCGAAGCGGCAGTCAACAACATGAACGTTAATGGACCTAGTTGCATAGGTATAGCAATTACGGAAAAAACAGACGAAGGTGCTGGAACAGTGGAGGCTCTAGTTAAATAATGGCATATACAATTACATCAAGTACAGGAGTCAGTTATACTGTAGAAGACGGTACAATTAATAATATTTTTAGCCTAAAATTAGTTGGTAAGAATGTTACTAACTATGGCCAGGTATTTGCAGAAAACAGTCTAAGACATTTAGAAAACTTTGCAAGTCCTTTAGCACCTACACCAAATACAACATTAGTAGGTCAAGTTTGGTACGATACCACAGAAAAAGTTTTAAGAGTTTATAAAGATAATACATCAACATGGGTAAGAACATCACCAGTTATATCATCTAGTGCACCTGCAGACGGAGTAAGTGCCGGAGCAATGTATTTTGACACAACAGATGATAAATTAAAAATACACAACGGTGTTGCTTATGTTGACAGTAGTTATGCTGGTGAAATATCAAATGAATACACTAATGTAAATAATTTAAATACACCAAGTTCTTATGGTACTAAATTAAGAAATATATTCTTAAAAGACAACGGTGATATTCCAAGAGCCGTTAGTGCATTAGTATATGTTAATGACGGTGAAACTAGTAGCACAAGGCCAGGTGGTGAAACTATCATGGCTATATTTAGTGATCACACAGCATTCACTGTTAAGGATGTCGCAGGTTCATCTCATGGTGATGCATATAATTGGTATGATCAATTAGCAGAAGCAGACGGTATTGGTATTGAAATCAGTCCTGGTATGAACTTAAGGCAGGAGTATGCTAATACATCTATAGCATTAGCAGACAGAGCCTATAGAGCAGACGGCATTACAGGTAATTTAGTTATAGGTGCTAGTAATGTTGGCATTACATCTATTGTTACATCATCAAGTGATATTATTCCTGACTCAGGTGATACATTTGATTTAGGTAGTAGCACAAATAGATGGCAAAATGTTTATGTAAATGGTATACTTTCATTAGGCCAAACAGGTGGCACAGCAGAAGTTAGATCAACTGCCGCCAACGTTACAACAAAAATTGGTACAACAGCATTTCCTATTACAACATCAAATATCAGCGATGCTACAGTAAACACAATCAGAGTTACAAATTATCAAGGTGGCTCAGGTAATATTAACATTGGTAATGTTATTGCTACTGGTTCTATCACATCAAGCAGTTTAGCAGTATCAGGTGGAGCGGCAATAACAGGTAATATTGACGGAACTATTTTTAAAGGTACGACAGCAATATTAACAGGCAATGGCTCATTTGGAAGTATAACAAACTCAGGTTTAACAACACTAAACGGCTCGGTGATACTTGGTGATAATAACACCGACGATATTACAATAAATGGTCAACTAAAATCACATTTAATACCAGATGCAACAACAACATATAACTTAGGTTCCAGTACAAATTATTGGAATAATTTATATATTAATACAATTAATGCTTCTGGTAATATGACCTTTGCTGGTTTGCTAAATCTTACAAGTACAGCAAGTCCAAGCAGTAACTCAGATGTAAGTGCCCCATTATATCTAGATGGTGGTGCAGTAATTGAGAAAAAATTATATGTAGGCGAAACTATTGATGGCAGAGACGCAGAACTATGGAAATTAAAATTAAAAGATCTTGCTAATCCAACAAGTGCGTCAGATACAAGTGCATCATTTTACACAACCGGTGGTGCAGTAATAGAGAAAAGATTATTTGTAGGCGAAAATATAACAACCAGTGCAAATGTTATTGGTAATTATTTTGAAGGTACAGCAACTTCGGCTCAATATGCTGACTTGGCTGAGATATATTCTGCAGACGCAGACTACGAACCAGGTACAGTTGTAAAACTAGGCGGTAGTGCAGAAGTTACACAAACAACTTCATTTAACGACCCAGAAGTATTTGGTGTAGTGAGTACTAACCCTGCTTATCTAATGAACAGTGAAGCAGAAGGTGTTGCAGTAGCACTAACAGGTAGAGTACCTGTTAAAGTTGAAGGTCGTATAAAGAAAGGTGAAAGACTTGTAAGTGGTTCTAAACCAGGCTATGCAAAAGCATTAATGAAAAACGAATACGACATGAGATGTGTTATTGGTAGAGCACTACAAGACAAAGACACTTTTGATGATGATGTAGTCGAAGTAGTAATCGGCGTCAAATAATTTTTAAATTCCCCCTAGGTTAAGATAACTAATAGTATGAAAGGAGACTATTGGCTATTTTTTGATTCAGCATTAAGTTCTGATTGGTGTGATTACATTGTTAATTATGCTTTAGAAAACTATGAACCACGTGATGCAGTTATTGGTTTTGAAAATGCAACACATGACGAAACGTATCGCAAAAGCGAAATACGTTGGCTCAATCCAAAAACAGAAGAAGCAATAACCAAAGAAATTTGGCACTACGCCAACCAGGCAAACAGAGATTCATTTGATTTAGATTTACGATATGTAAACGATATACAGTTTACAAAGTATATTGGCGACCCAGACAATCCAGGTAAGTATGATTGGCACCATGATGTAGACTGGGCCGAAAGCAGAGCATTTCATAGAAAACTTAGTATAATATTTCAATTAACAGACCCTAGTGAATACGAAGGTGGTAAGTTTGAATTTGATAATACGTTGCCGGCATTACCAGATGGAGCATTCAATAAAGGTTCCGTAATTGTATTTCCTAGTTTTCACAGGCATAGAGTAACTCCAGTAACCAGCGGATTACGACACAGTTTAGTAACTTGGGTAGAAGGACCACATTGGCGATGAAACATTATTATATAAATTTAAATAGAAGACCTGAGCGTAATCAAAACATGATTGATTTGTTTGCTAAACTTGAAATAACAGATTATGAAAGAATTGAAGCAGTAGACGGTAATTTAGTCGATTATAGCAAAGTACTCAAAAGCGGTATGCAAGTATGCAAAAATTGGTTAGACCCATTAGAAGACAGACCGCTTACTACAGGAGAAGTTGGTTGTATTCTTAGTCACATAGTAGCATGGTCTAGAATAGTTAAGAGCGGCGAGCCAGGTGTTGTTTTAGAAGATGATCTATTTCACAGCAGTGACAAATATAATTTAACACAGATAAAAGAAAGACTTGATGAGTTTGATTTAGTCTATTTGTCTAAGTGGAATATGGATATGGAAATGGTAGGCTTTGATGATTTATTTGAAACGCCTGGATACTGCTATTGGACAGCCGGATATGCCTTAAGTGTTCAAGGTGCTCAAATGTTATTAAATGATGTAGGATTAAATAACTTAATACCAGCAGATGAATACTTACCAATGATGCTAGGTACCAGTCCCTTGTTAGACAAGTATCCACAGTTTAAAGAATTACCAAAATTAAAAGGTCTAGCATACAAAGAAAATATTTTTCATCCATACAAAAGAGAAACAGAAATTGGCAGAACCGACACAGAAACCGCAACTACATTTAAAGAATGGAAAAATTTTAAATTACTTACAGTTGCAACAGAAAGTCTTAAAGCAGAAAACTTAATTAAAAGTTGTGAAGTACATGGTCTAGAATTAGAAATGTTAGGTGTTGGCGAGCCATGGGAAGGTGGTGTAATGGCTGATGGTCCCGGAGGCGGACACAAAGTTCATTATTTAAGAAGTAGGTTGCGTAATGTCGACGACCATGATATAGTAATGTTTGTAGATGGTTATGATGTAGTTATAAACGATAATCAAAATGAATTAATAAAAAGATTTAAACAGTTTGGAGCAGATGTGGTATTTGCCGCAGAGCCAATAATATGGCCTGATAATACTATTGCAGATCAATTTCCACAAGTACACACAAGAAATAGATATTTAAACAGTGGTGTATTTATTGGGAGAGCAGTTGTTATAAAAGAAATGCTCAAAAACGATATAAAGAAAAAAGATGACGATCAACTTTATTACCAAAAATTATTTTTAAGTGGCAAATACAATATTAGATTAGATGTAGAAAACTATCTTTTTCAATGTGTAAGTGGTAGTGCAAATAGTTTAAGTGTGTCAGATAATAATCAAGTTTACAATTCAGAAACAGGTTGTTATAGTTGTGTGCTACATGGTAATGGTGGAGATCAAGACAAAGAAGCATACACAAGATTAGTAAATTTAATACTAAATCAGGGTGCTGTTATTCCAATTAACATTGCCAGATACAATAAAATATGGACAGTAGCCGATAACATTGTGGCATTTGAATACATGACACCTCAGATGTGCGATGACTTAATTGGTGCCTGTGATGCCAGAGGCGGTTGGGAGCCAAGACCAGATGACGCCTATCCGGCACAAGAAATAAGAATCAAGACATTATGCCCAAGTCTATACAAGTACTTAGATAATCATTTAACTAAAAACATATGGCCGCAGTTGGAAGCATACTGGCCTCCAATGAGCATGTACGGTATAAGAGACTTCTTTGCTATGCGATATAGTTTAGATACACAAACAGAATTAGCATTACATAATGATGCTAGTATGGTCAGCGGTAGTGTTAAATTAAATGACGATTATCAAGGTGCTGAATTAACTTTTCCTAGACAGCATTATACAAACAGGCATATACCACGAGGTTTAATGCTGATGTGGCCTGGGCAAGTTACACATCCTCATGTGTGTGAACCGCTAGAAGAAGGCGTTAAATACAGCCTTACATTGTGGACAAAAAGGTTTACTCAAGACACATAATCTAAAATTTTTGATAAATACATTTGTACAATTTGTTATCACATGATAACGACTAAATCGATTTAGGAGAAAAACAATGGCATTATCAACCATGACAAATAGAACAGCAGGAGCAACAATAACTGCATCTGACTGGGATATTGCAAGAAATAATATTTTATTAATTACTGGAACTGCTGAAGACAGCACTCAGGAAGGGTGGGGTCAAAGTTGGAGTGTTTACAATCCAGCCGCAGGTGCAACAATTACCGACACAAACACCAATGATATCATTAATGCCGCTCAGGATATTGCAGTTTACACAGGTGCAAGTAACAATGTTTCTGATGTAGCCAACGCCGCAACTATTCAAGATACTGATTTAAATAACATTCAATCCACAATTACTAATGGGTATAATGGCAGAACAACTGCTTCAGGTTCATACTTGTCGCAAGAAGCAAAAGATACCAGCACTAGAACAGCCGCATGGAGTACTACAGTTACTCATGATTGCTCTGTAGCATTTTCTAATGAAGCACACAGGAATTCATTCTTTAATGCAGGTGGAAGTATTTATTTTACAGCAAGTAGAAGCGGTGGATCGACTAATAACCAAAACACTGACTGGACAAACATGTTAAGTGCTATTGGCACAGTTAAAATGAATTTTACTCAGACTACAGCAAGTTCAGGAACTACTACAAGTATTGGTATGTATGATTTAACAACAAGTTATCAGACTATCTATACCAAAGCAGGTTCAGGTGCATACTCAACTAACTATTATTCAATACAAGCAAAGGCTCCAAATGCCTCAAGTATTCAATTCTTGATTACATTTGGTGACTCGCACACAGGTAGAGGATACTTTGATAGTGTTGATGGAACTTTAACAAGTGTTGCTGGACAGTATAGACCAAATAGTGGTACTTTACCTAATGGTTATGCAGTTACAGTTGCTACGCCGACTTATACTACAAACTCAGATTTATAATAATAAATAGTTTGTAAATAAACACAACACAGGACTTGTATGAGTGAGCGACTAACCAAAGCATTAGAATTCGCCAATTATAGGCAAACATTAAATAATCAGATAGCCTCGTTAAGATCTAAAACTCAAACGAGGCTTATCCTTTCTACAAATGGTGGTACATTCACAGTATCACAAGAACTAATTACATTTGTCAATACATTAATTGAAAAAGAGTATACAGAAAGTGTACTCATTGACAATTACCAAAACCCTATTCAAATTGAAGACTTATCAGAATTCTTAGACGAACTTCTGAGTAGGTACTTTGAGGTCACAAATGATTATCATGCAGAATATGTCAAGTTAAGGAAGGCTCGAAAAGTCCATAAACTAATAGACATAGATCTCGATGACGACTAAAGGATTTTTATTATACGCTCATAACAATGAGGAGATCGAGTATCTTAAAATTGCCTGCGTAACGGCAAGTATGATAAGACACAATCTTGGTGAGCATAGTATTACAGTAGTCACAGATCAAAACTCTTACGATTACACATCAAAGAATATCAAAGTAGAAGATTATATTGATAACATAATTGTTGCTGAAAAAGATCTAGAGTTCAAAGCAAAAAATCATAGAAACTATAGAGACACTAATCATAGTGTAAAAGTATTACCATTTTATAACGCCAATAGATGCGATGCATATGATATTTCACCTTATGATGAAACTATTGTAATGGATGTTGACTATCTTGTAATGAGTGACAGTCTTAATGCATGTTGGGGTCATAAAAATGATTTGATGATGCACAGAGATGTTCAAGACATACAATTTGCTAGAACAGAATCATATAAAAGAATAAGTGATTTTGGTGTGTCTATGTACTGGGCAACAGTTGTTTATTTTAAAAAGACACCTTATGTAGAAAGTTTTTTCGATGTAGTAAAAGATGTAAAAGAGAATTGGAACTACTATAAGGATTTATATGAGATACCAGGTATGCTTTACAGAAATGATTACAGTTTTAGTGTTGCCGCACATGTAATGAATGGTTTTAAAAGCGAAGCACAAGAACAATTACCAATAGAAAAAATGTACAAAACATTTGATTGGGACGACATACATGAAATTAATGCTGTAAACGATATTACAATGTTTTTAGAAAAGCCAAAATCAAATGCAGACTTTCAACTTGGAAGATGGAAAGATGTTGACTTACACATTATGAATAAATGGGCATTACAACGAAATGCTGACAAACTATTGGAGATATATAATGCCTAAATATTTTATATCTGCAGGTTGCAGTTTTAGTGATGCACAAAACACACCACATAAACTATGGAATAACTTTGTTGCAGAATATTTAGATTGTGAATTAATATCACTCGGTATTGGCGGCACAGGCAATCAATTCATAGCACATAGTTTTATGAATACTGTACAACAAAAACTCAATGACGGTGTTGCAGGTGAAGATATATTAGGTATAGTACAATGGAGCATGATACATCGATATGCTTTTATTTCTGGTGAAGAACAATTAAGCGATAATCCAAATTTATTTATAGGTGACAGAGTGGTCTATCCTAGAACATTTACAGATTACAATGCAACTGCAAAAGAAAACAATGGCTGGGTAAGTATAGCACCATGGCAAACTACCCAAGAACCAGCAAGAGAAACACCTGACTTACATCATTTATCAACAGAGTATTACACTAATTTGCAAAACAGTTATACAGATATATTAAATACAGTATCGTTATACAGTTTACTTAAATATTTTTGTGATAAGAATAATGTAAAAGTAATGTTTACATGGATGGACGAGGCCGACAGACAACGAGTTTTAAATCCAACTCATACATGGTTATACGATCATCTTACAACACATATTGAAAACAGTATTGACTTACCAGGTATAAGGCAACAAGTAATCAAGTATGAAGAAACTATTCCAGATGTGTGGGCAGACTATAGAGGTCACCCAAACGAAATAGGTCATAGAATGTATTTTGAAGAACACATTAAGCCGGAGTTAGTAGATGTCTAAAGGGTATATTGTAATTGCACAAAATTCAGAAGATACAAATTATCTTAGAATGGCTTATGCTCTTGCACTTAGTTTAAAAATTACACAATCCAAAGTAAGTAATTTAGCAGTATGTGTTGAAGATAAAAGTACAGTACCTGAAAAATACAAAAAAGTATTTGATCAAGTAATTGAAATTCCATGGACAGACGATGCAAAAGATTCTGCTTGGAAGATAGATAACAAATGGAAATACTATTATATGACACCGTATGACGAAACAGTCATACTAGATGCTGATATGATATTTCCATCAGATGTAAGTCATTGGTGGGATTCACTAAAAGAAAAAGATATATGGGCAACTACAAACATCAAAACTTTTAGAGGCGAACCAGCAGATCCTAGTAATAAATATTACAGAGAATACTTCATAAAAAATAATATGCCAAACATATATACAGCATTCTTTTATTTTAAAAAATCAGAAACAGCAAGTGAACTTTTTAAAATGATTGAATTAATTTTTGAAAATTGGCAAAGGTTTTATTTTAAATATATGCCAAACGGCAAGCCAGATAAGTTAAGTGCTGATGTTGTATATGCTCTTGCAATACAACTATTAGGTCTAGAAAACGAAACAACAGTTGATGATTTAACAGATATGCCCACGTTTACGCATATGAAAAGTTTTATACAAGATTTGCCAGGCGGCTCATTACTAGATGAACGTTGGACATTAAGTATACCTACTTATTTTAGTAGTGTATCTAACTTTAAAGTAGGGAACTTTCAACAACATTATCCTTTTCATTATGTAGACAAGGAATGGTTAACAAATAATATTATAGAGACATTAGAAGATGAAATTAGAGGACTTAGAAAAGGCTAGAAAGGCCCAGCGACAAAGTGACAGACATGTTTACTTTGATGACAAAGGCAACATTGTCTATTATGGCAGGGCAGAGTCTGATGACTATGTAGAATCTAATCATGCTGTATTTACATATGAGCAATGTAGCATATTTGAAAACCCAGATAATAATAAAACAATTAATGACTTCTTGGTATTAACAAATCCTAACGAAGAAGGCGTATTTTCTTTTGTAAATAAAGTAGTTGAACTAGAAAAATTTAAGTCAGCATCTAAGATGTTATCGCAGGTACGACTTTCCAAAAACACAGACTTTGATGTAAAAGTTCAAGCAGTAAAAGATACAATAACTGTATCACTAAGCGAAAAACTGCGTTCTAATATTACCAATAGTATTGACATTAATAATTTTTCTTTTAAAGGCGAACAACGTATGGCTTTGTATATTACCAGTATTAACGATCCGCATTTTCTATATGACAGTATAGAAATACCTTTGTTGGAATTATTTAAAAATGATGAACTAGTATTTAAATTGAATAATGATTCGACCAACAAAAGTATCTACACTAGAAAATTATTCGACAAGTATATCAGAGTCGCATAGTACCTATTTAAAATCATGATAAATATGTGTATATTATTAGGACACACATATGGCAAAAATAGACGTCACAGAACTAGACATATTTTACATTAGTTATGATGAACCCAACTGCGAAGAGCATTGGGCAGACTTACTAAACAAAGTGCCGTGGGCAAAACGTGTACACGGAGTCAAAGGCTTTGATGCCGCACATAAGGAATGTGCAAATCAATCAGAAACAGATCGTTTTATCACAGTAGATGGTGATAATATTGTTATGGATGAATTCTTTAATCAAGAATTAGAATTCCCAGAAAAAGATCATGACGGTAACGATATATCAGAAAGCATATTCAGTTGGAATGCTAAGAACTTATTGAATGGCTTAGTGTATGGCAACGGTGGCCTAAAGTGTTGGCCCAAGGAATATACAAAAAGTATTAACACACACGAAGCCGCCACAGACGGTGAAGGTATGGAGTTTTGTTGGAAACTTAACTACATACAAATGAATGATATATTCTCAGAAGTACATCAAACTGCTAGTCCATTCCAAGCCTTTAGAGCAGGCTTTAGAGAAGGTGTTAAACTAAGTTTAGACCAAGGTAAACGTGTTGAACCACATAAGTTTCAAGACGACATATGGTATGGCAACTTTAACAGATTAAATGTTTGGTGTAATGTTGGCACAGACGTTGAGAACGGATGGTGGGCAATATACGGAGCAAGACTTGGATGTGAAAAAACAGTACTTAGTGATTGGGACACAAATCAAATATCAGACTACGATTGGTTCAAAGGCTTCTTTGAAAAAGAAAAAAGTTATATAGATAATGACGAGCATCTAAAACAAAAAACTATTGCCATTGGCAATAGATTAAATGAAGAAGTGCAAGGCATGATGCTGTTCGAACCCAACGATCAAATGAGTAAATTTTTCAAAGCAACATTTGTAAACCCAAAAAGATGGGGTGCAATGATCACTGAGCGACAAATACAAGACCTATTAGAAAAAGGATTGATAGGTACATGAGAAAATTAGCATGGGTGTTTGGAAAGTCGTCTGATTTCGCAGGTAATATTATTAATAAACTTAAAGAACAAGATATTAGTACATATGGCTTTGGTAGAGATAATGTTGATTATGCAGACTTTGATAAGTTTATAGATGGTAAAGTAGTACCTGATATAATTGTAATAAATGCAAACATAGAAGAACAAATTGCATTAGTAATAGATAATAAGAATTATAGTAATATAACTTTACAACAAATGTCAAGTATGTTTTTTAATTATACACCCTTGTTTTTATTTTTTACAAAGTTAATAAAATGGTTAGAAAATAGCAGTAAAGAAATAACAATTTGTGGTGTAAGCAGTTCAATAACAGCATGGCCACAACAGGATAAACAGTTTGTAATGTATGCAGTATTAAGAAGTATGATGCAACAATTAGTATATAGTGCGTCTAGCAACGTGTGTAATGCGTTCTGTGTAAGTCCTAGCGGTATTGATGCCACTAACATTACAGACTATGCAAAACGTGTTGTAGAATTAATTACAAATAGAACAGATTTAAAACTAATAGATCTTACAATAGGTAAAGAAGTAGTAAATTTACAAAGATGAGTAATTACGATCAAGCCGCAGACAAGGCCAAGGAACAGTTAGACGAAATAAGTCCTACAATGTGTTACGCAAAGTGGACGCAAGTTTCTATGCACCTTACTAACGGCATGACACATAGTTGCTATCATCCTCCGACACACAAAATAAATTTAGAAGAACTTGCTGATAATCCTTCTGCACTACATAACACAAAAGAAAAGAAAGAGCAACGTGCTCAAATGTTAGCAGGTGAACGTCCAGAAGGATGTAGTTACTGTTGGCGTATA